AAATAATTCTAATCAGACGCTAATTTCTACTAAAAACCGCCTATTAATGAACGCGCGCAAATATCACAAACTGAAACACTTGTAAACAAATAATTTATCATTTATTTGTCATTAAATTTTAGCGCGGATTCAGTCCTATACAAATTCCCTGTAAATATAAATCCTTGTTTTTACTAGACAAAACATCAGCGAATTCACCCCTAGACAGGCCGTCTCCCGATATAGAATTTTCACCCCTAGACAGGCCGTCTCCCGATATAGAAATTTCGCCCCTAGACAGGCCGTCTCCCGATATAAAATTATAAATGCGGCGCAATTCAATACGGGTAAATCGCCTTTAAAACAAATTAATTTCGAATTAAAACAACGATATTTGCAATAATTGAAATTTAAATCTTGACAATCCTTACACGACACTCAATAATGTGAACACTTACTAGAAACAAAAGGATTTACAGATGGAACAGAAAACAGAAAATCGCGGCGTGAAGAAAGGCACGAAGCGCGGCAGTTACACTACAAAGAAAGACGTATTTCGCACCCCGAAACTTGGCACGACTGAATGGGAACTGTGGCGATTGGAAGTCGGTCAGACCTACACGGTAACGCGCTATCTGCATGTGGATGAAGCAACTGAAGAAAAGCTGCGTAAACTGAAAAGCTCTATGCGCAGTCAGGTTGCAAACTATTTCAAACAGTTGCGCAGCGATGTTTACAAGCGCGATTTCACCGTTGCCGTATACGATATTTTCGACGCAAACCGAAACGCATTTGTTGTCTTCTGCGTAACAACTGCTGTTGAATGGAAGGGTTGATTATGACTGACAGTAAACAGATTGCGGTTACCTTAATACACAATGCTGAATGTATCGGCCTTTTGCTCCGCAAGAAACATAATATTTCTGTAATCGGACGGGTAATGTATGAAGCATTAGTTAAAGCGGCACAAAACGGTGCTGGTGTTGATGATATTTTGATGCGACTGCCTGTTGATATTCTCGTTGCACCTCGTGAATTTGCCGAAGTGATTTGTCAGGCCGCTGTATATCGCACCGAAATGGCAAACTTAAATGCGGAAATGCTAGGCAAACCGCAAAATAAATTGGGCGAAACGCAGCCTAATGGGTACGCTAAAACGGCAGGCAAACCGCAAAATAAATTGGATGATTCTCCAAGCCCAGACAACACTGAAACGGCAGAGAAAGCCTTTGCAGAACGAACCTTTTTAATTATGCAGGATATTCACCAAAAGGACTGCGTGCATCTCTGCTATGACAAAACAATCATTGCCGCGCTACATACTCCTCACGGTATATTCCTCGGCACAAACGGTATTAAGAAGAAACCATCCCAACACATCTGCCCACGCAAAGGGCAAAGCATTAACCAAGGTTACGAAAAGTGTGTTGAGCAATGTCAGCAGCCGTCTCATGCAGAACTGGCCGCTCTTCTGAAGTACAAGGCACGCGTATACGAGCCTGATTTTGAAAACAGTTGGATGGAAGTATACGGGGCAAAAGAAGTATGCTACCACTGTAAAACAACGCTCGAATTAGTAGGAATTCAGCGTATTATCCTCAAACCCCTTAAACAATTAGGAGAAATCCATGACTATCAATAAACAAGATTACGAACTGCTGAAACCGTTGGTTGACGACCCAAACAAACGCATCATCGTCGACATAACCCTTCCAGAAGGTCAGTTTCTTCAAATGATGCGTTTGTTGGAGCAACGTCTGTTGAAAATCACCCAAGACTTCGGCAATTCAACCCACTACGGTCTCACCGAAAAGGGTATTGAAGCAGTCCGCGAGTTCGAAACCAACAGCGTGGACGAAATGATTGAAGAAGCCGATGTCAATAAGTACCCTGCTTTGTTTGAAAATAAAGTGACTGGTGTGATTGTGTTGGCCATTAACCCAACCTGCGGCACAATTGTCAAAGAAGCAACCGTTGAATTTGAAATCGGTCAATACCCACTCTATGTCGGCACATTCCAAACATGCTTCCAACCATTCTTCGATGAAACGGTATGGAAACGCGTCAACTCTGTAACCATTGAGCTTTAAGGAGCAAGCCATGAAAGCATTCATCCCCTACAAACTGACAGGTGAAGTCGAGTTCGATGGTATCAAGGCAAATCCGAAACCCGTTGACCCTCAAGGTCTGGTCAGCAACGTAACTTATATTGCGCCACATCCATGCCTGTATCAAGACGAGGTTGATGATGGTGAATTTGTGTATGGCCAAAAGTATGGTACGCCAGAGTTGGTTGTGGCTATCCGTGAGCGCGTGATTCCTTCGAGTTCTGTTCGCGAATACGTCGCTTCTAAAGAAAAAGAATACTGCAAAGATACAGGCAGTGAGCGCGCGCCACGAAAATTGCGTCAAGACTGGAAGGAAGACTACCTTGTTGAGCATTTACCTACTGCGCCAATCAAAACGACAATCGTTCCAGTGATGTTCTTGGTTAACGACGGCTATGTGTTGGTCGGCACATCGTCTCAAAAAATTGCAGACCAAGTAATTTCTCACTTGTTGTTAGTCATGAGCGACTTTGGTGTTACGCCATTTGATACGACTTATATGGGTGCATGGTTGACAGACTGCCTTATTGATGAGGATGGTGGTGATATTTTCGGCATGGTTGAATATGAAAATCGTCAAAACGGTATTCGTGTTAAATACACCGACGACCACGACCTGCTCGATGCTCGAAATAAAGCAGGTTCTAATCCAGATGTTATTGTTCGTGCAGCAATGTTCAACATTAATGAGGATGGTACATGTGTGATTAATCATAAAGGTGTTGTGTCGCAGATTAAACTCGACCCATCTGCTGTATCTTCACCAACAGACCGAGTAATCGAAGATAAGCGAGCCACGCGAATTCTTGTTACTGACTTATGTATGCGTATCGTTGAGAAACTCAATGACGTTAAGAAAGGTCGTTGATATGTCGATACAGTTACCTTACGAAGCTGGTGTTGCGTATCCATGCACAACGTTAGCTATTGCCAATATCGCCCAGCAGCTTCAGGATGAACGCTTAGGCAAAGGCGAAAGCGTATTCATTCCAGAGTTCCCACTGGAACACACTAGCGCGTTGAATTCTGCGCTGATTACTGGCATGAATGTTGCGTTCTATACCAACGCGGACAGCGTGTACGGCGGTAAAGGCGTGCGCATCTACTCGCTACATGACATCAAGAATTCCATCAAGGAAGAAGAGCGTTTTGCTGGTGATTCTGCGGCCTCCAAAAGCACGTCGGATACATGGCAAATGCACATTGAAAAATGGTTCGGCTTTGAACTGGAATCAGTTAAATTCTTCTGGGATAGCAAATCTCAAAAGGCTTTCGTTGTTCACCAGCAAGACGACCCAGATTTCGAGCCGTTCGAAGACCAGTATCAAATCGGTCTTGTGTCTGCGCTTGCATATATGAGCGATGCTGGTTCGGATTATCGCGGTTCAGCCGCCGAGCCTCCTAAGCCGACCCATTTCACCAATTACGGAATGCCGTCAATCAACGTATGGCAAGGCGTTAAACAGGTAATCTGGATGTATAACGCAACGGACGACGTTGTGACCGAGCATAGCGACTATAAGGCCGCTATGGAGTATACAACACGATTCGGCGCAGAATATGTGTTCGAACAAGCACCACTCATCGCTTGGTTGGCGTATAATGCGGCTAAGGGCTTTGTAAACGACGTACCTCCTCAACCCGAAGAGGAAGTAGTTGTTACAGGCAATAATGTTTCTGACGATGAACTGGAGGACTTGTAATGTCTACTACTGAGCAAAAGGACGACGATGTGTTCGATATGGATAACCTCGACGCACTGGATGCTGTCGAAGGTGTAGTTGTTGAAGGTGGTTTCGACCCCGAAACAGCAGAGGATGATGGTTGCGCTGGCGGTGCTTGCAAAATCTAAATCCTGAATTAACCGCTCGGTTTTAAAAGACTGAGCGGTTTAATACAAACACTTAGCATAAGGAAAATATCATGATTATCGGTTTAGTTGGTAAAGCAGGTGTGGGTAAAGACACGGCTGCTCAAATTTTAAGCAAACTCAAAAACATGCCAGTTGCATCTTTTGCACGGCCTTTACATGAAGCCGCCAAATTCGTCTTCGGCGATGATTGTTTGGAGCGCGATAAGAAAGAAACGCCAATGCCTTTCGGTCGTGAGGGTTTCGAGAAACTGCGCGAAGGCTGGCTGATTCCCTTCTTGAATACGAAGGAGGTTCTGTCTATTACTAAGGACGACCAAATTTTCTACAATCAAATCTATCCAGTGTTTAATGACCCTGTTAGTGGTAATTTCTACGAACAGTTATCACCGCGCAAATTTATGCAATTACTCGGCACTGAATACTTCCGCTTTTGTAAGGACGATTTCTTTGTTCGTCTTATGCAAAATTCATATAAAGATGTCATCATTCCTGACGTTCGCTTTGAAAACGAGGCCGCTATCTGTGACCTGCTAATTGGTATTTACCGCGATGTTCCATCCGTTAATAACCATAGTAGTGAAGAGTTTGCCGAACTGTTTATTGACGATAATGATGACGGCCAGTCTGGAACAGTTAAAATCAGCGGCGGACAGTGGCATAACTATCTGATTGTCTACAACACACATGACATTTCAGACTTGGAGCAGAAGCTGCAAAAACACGTCGACTTCGGCAAAATTTAATACTCTATTAAATGAAGCACTTAGCTCTATTTTACGGCTAAGTGCTTTTTAATTGCTTGACAATACTTAATAGCGTCAGTATTATTCACTCATCAACCAACAACAAAGGAAAAGATTATGGCCTATAACAATGAAGCTCAACGGTTGTTTGAACAGCATCACCTTAAACTTCCGAAACTCATTAAGCACTATCGTCTTGGTCTCGACCTCGGCGATAACACCATTGCCGATATGCTTGCAAACATGCCCGACAGCAAAGATAAAGCACATCTTATTCGGGTTCTGAACTGCGACGAATGTGGCTCGGTCAAAGCAGACAAATATGGAAATCCTCGCTATATTATTCCTATCGAATACTTTGCAAAAGATGGTGTTGTAAACGAAAAATTCGTGCTTCGCATGACCAAAGGTGTATTTAAAAAATACAACGGCTGGAGTGGTGAATATCTCGTAACGACAGCATCATCCCGTTACGAACTCCTGACAAAAGTAATCATGGCATTGGGGAGAGATTAAATGGACGAATACCAAGTTATCGACCTTGTAAACAATGCTGTGTTTCTGACTGAAGACATTCGCGACAAAGTAAACGAACTGTCAAACAAATATAACTTCGTTAACTCTGCTGAAGTCGGCATCAATGTTGAAACGGATAGTGACGAAGTTATTAAATTAATGGTCAACGAGTATTACCGACCTGATTACGTTGTCGGCTTCACTGAAATCGACGACAAATTCTCAAAACTCATCATCCGAAAGGTAAAATAAAATGAAAGTAAATGCACTCTTTATCATCAAAAACATCGCAGTATTTTTGCTGCTCTTCTATGTTGACGCGCAACTGCTGAACAAACTGTTCGCTGCTAAAGGTGTGAGCGATATTATCGTGTATCTCGTATCGCTCTTCTTTATGCTGGCGTGTCTCATCGTACACTCACACCTGTTGTACACAAAAGTAGCTCCTAAGGAAAAGGAAACTAAAAATGATTGAATGCCAAGTAATCGCCGATAGTGTCATGGGCGGCACTCGTATCACCTCTGTGCAGGTCAAATACCCACGCTTCATCCTGCCCCAACTGAATACACACCGCGTCTTTAGCCGCAGTACAGCGTCCAGTCGTGCCGTTCCAACAGCCAAGCTGATTGCTATGGTGCGTGAAAACCCTGTTATGCCAGTGCATTGGGGTCAAAACCAAGCAGGTATGGTGGCCGAAACCGAGATGAATGACCTCAGCATCGAGGCGGCAAAACTACTCTGGTTGGGTGCTGCTAAAGAAGCCGCAGACCGAGCCGAAGCAATGGTTGATATGGGCGTACATAAACAAGTCGTTAACCGCATCCTTGAACCATTCATGTGGGCGGAAACCATCATCACCGCAACCGAATGGGATAACTTCTTCAAACTGCGTATTGCCGACGACGCACAACCTGAAATTCAAGCACTAGCGAAAGCGATTAAGAAGGCAATGGACGAATCCGTTCCTGTTGAACGAGCTTTTCATCTCCCCTATTTGCGTGGTGACGAACTCGACGAAACCCGATGGACGTATGCTCAAAAGGCAAAAATTTCAGCCGCGCGTTGCGCTCGTGTTTCCTACCTGAATCACAACAAACAAATGCCTTCCGTTGATGAAGACTTCGCACTGGCAGACCGTCTGATAGAAGCAGGCCACATGTCGCCATTCGACCATCAAGCCATGTTCGACGGTGGTGAAAAGTATCGCAATGAAAACCGCAACTTCACAAACTGGAAACCGTACCGCGCTATTCTGGAAGACAAAGGGTTATATGATGAGTAAAAGTTTAAAATTACTAGCGTGTGCGCTGTACGTTGTATTTACGACCGCTGCGTGCCATCCGAACGTCCAGACACATGACAGCGATGCGCCTGCTCAAAAAGCCTACCAAAAGGGCAAGGTTGTCTCGGCAGGTGATATTCCAAATACAGCATACCGTCTGGTCGAATACAAAGTGATGTATGATACGAATCGCGTTGTGCATTGTCTCGGTTTGAAGTCGCAATACGAACATGTTAAGCAAACCAGTCTTACTTGCGACTGGGAAAGGAGCAGATGGGATGGAATCCACTAATGATTGCGGTTGCGCCCGTCGGCAATTCAACGAAGAATTGTTCGGGGTCATCAACGACACCAGAGAACGCCAAATGGAATTCGAAGAGTATTTACTGCTCACATTCCTCGAAGGTGATGTCGTTGACCTCAGATGCCTCAGTTTCGGTGAGCGCGTGAAACTCGATAATCTGGGTGAAGAAGGCGTTATCTTTGCACCAGTAACAGGCCAGTTCCGTATGCAGCGTGCTTACTTTAAAGAGTTGTGCGCTCGCTACGTTAAGACTAAAATCGGCATGGCTTTAGTCAACAGATTTTTAAAACAACCCCTGACGGGTTTATATGGAGACGACAATGAACGTTAAGATTAAGAAGGTTCACCCAGAAGCCAAACTGCCTGTATACGGCAGCGCAGGCGCGGCGTGTTTTGACCTGTATGCGGCAAGAGTTATTGGTACGACCGACGACGGCAGTGAACGCACTGTAACCTACGGTACAGGTTTGCAGTTTGAAGTACCTGAAGGCCATGTGATGATGGTTTACAGCCGCAGTGGTCACGGCTTCAAACACGGCATTACTTTGGCAAACAGCACTGGTGTAATCGACGCTGATTATCGCGGCGAAGTGATGATTAAGCTCACCAAGCGTGATACCAGTATCTACGGCATGCCTGAAGTCGGCGAACGCATTGCTCAGGCGATGATTATCCCTGTACAACAGGTTACTTTCGAAGAAGCCGATGAATTGTCCAACACTGAGCGCGGCGAAGGCGGCTTTGGTAGCACGGGAGTGAAATAATGACTTGTACTCAAGCGAAAACCCTGTCTTACGGCCAATACCATGCTATCGTTGACGACAGTGCAACTACGCTGCGCGTAGGTTCAAACCCGAAAAACAGCCAGACTGTATTGGTTGTGCCGAACACCCATATCGACCAAGTACGCCTGTTGCTTACTGACGCGGTTAAACTCAAGAATCATCTGATTGGCATCGGCAAAATCCGCAAATGCGTCAACGTATCGGAGAAGGTTAAAGACTTGACCGACGACGCATTGGTCGTGCTGATTACAGAAGCCCTTGTAGACCTGAATGCCGCTGCTGAGAAGCATGGTGTGTCTAAAGAAGACCTCTCATGCGTGTTGCAGGTATACGCCTCACAGACTCAAGCCTAGTGTTAAAACAACTCATAGTGTAAACTGTGAGTTGTTTTTTTTGTTATCAACACAGGAGTTGAACATGTCTTGTGAAATCGGATATGTGAAAGTCGACCTGCTCAAAGCACTCGGCATGAGCGACAGTCAGGCGATTAAGACGGCAATCGAATGCGCCGCAGCAACAAAGACCTTCATTGAGTTCGGTGAAGGTACATACACACTGGATGAACAAATCCGTATGGACGAACGCCACGCTGGTATCCGTGGTATTAAGGGTGCTGGTATGGGTAAAACCAATATTGTTTATAGCTGGGAGCAGCCTGAAAACTGGGACGCGAACACGAACAAAACAGACGCGCGTAAGTGGTGCGGTATCATCGTCGACAGCCTTCCAGACGTAACACTGGAAGATTTCAGCATCGAATACAAAGGCACTTTTCATTGGAAGGGTGAAACCTATCGCGGTTCTGTCATGAATATCATGATGGTTGATACTACCAACGGTCTGGTGCAGCGCGTAGAATCGAAAGGCTCTAACCGTATCGGTATCTTCTTTACCTCCCACAACGGTGAGGTTGTTGCTCTGGGCGAGCAGTTTAAGAAAGGCACTATTACCCTTGACCAGTTGCGTGAGGCGACTATTAAGGCCAGTGGTAATCGAGCTATCGAGTGTCATTCCCATCACAACCGTGTGGCAGGCATCGCCTACGCTTGGCAGAAAGACTTCCAAGCCATCAACAACTATTGCCATCATAACGGCCATGAGGCCAACGGCGGCACTGGTTATGGTATCACCGCGCTATCAGGCTCGTTGAATTTCGGCTTGAACAGCATGATTACGGGTAACAAACTTGAGCGTAACTACCGCAAAGGTCTTGATTCACATGATGCCGTTGACTTCATCGCCGAAGAGAACAACATTCTCGACAACCGCCTGCATGGTTTCGCTTACGAGAACCGCCAATATCCAGTGGCTTATATTCGATTCGTTCGCAACAATATCCACTTTGACGGCACGTTTGTTCTGGAGCGCGACGAGAACGTTGCTGAAGGCGCACAGCTTGACCTGAATATGGACTATTATCGTGAAAGCGGCATCCGCATCGAGATTAAGCAGCAGCCGTGGCAAACTTGGGTGACTCAGGTTAATCCTGAAATCATTATCGAAGACAACACCATCGAAGGCATGAATAAAATCGACACTATTCAGCGCGGCTCTTACTGGTGCATCGAGTATCGCAATAACGACCAAGAAGCCAAGCCTGTCGTTAAGATTCGACGCAACCGCATCACAGGTAACGGTAGACTGACATCCTTCCTGTCGGCGTTTGCCAAAGCCCCTGTTGTCAAATACGGCTTGGGCGACTTCACATTTGCCGATAACATCTTGGAATGTGAATACTGCGACGGCGTGCCTTTCTACGTCGAAGAGAACAGCAATGCGGCAAACGACCATAGCGTCATCATTGAAAACAACATCGCAAAAGTCACTTCGAAAAATACAGTGACCAAAGCCACGTCATTGAAAGCTGCTGATAAGTTGTTCTTCCGTAATAACCAACTGCATTTACCTGCTGATTTCGGTCGCCCGACATCACGATTCTACGTCGGCAATCCCGCTGCGCAAATCAGTTTCACCGACAACGACATCTATACGCAGTCTCTGATTAACCAAGTTCGTGCCAACTGGCTTGATAACAGCGTGTCGGCGAATACGGTTATTCAACGAAACAGGGTTCTTACAATAAATTATTTGTAACTTAATACTCTATTAAATGAAGCACTTAGCTCTATTTTACGGCTAAGTGCTTTTTAATTGCTTGACAATACTTAATAGCGTCGGTATTATTCGCTCATCAACCAACAACAAACAAAGGAACTAATCATGCAACACCATGTATTTAACAAAATGCCGAGTCGTTTAGACATCGAGAACGCTATGCAGTATAGCGACCCACGTGAACAAATGGAGGCACTCGCCCAAAGCATGACCCCTGCGAAAGGTGAATTGTGGCAAAACGTCAGCACGGGTCGAGTGTTGGTTATCCGAAGCAATCCAATGCCAATTCAGGGTGCTTTTCCGTCCACTTGTTACGTTGACACTTACGGCGTTGTCGTGGCAGATGTGATTGACCGTGAATTGAATGTTGATTTTGACATCTTCTTTAAATTACGCCATCTCTTAAGCTATAAAAAAATTGGTCGTCTGAAAAAGAAATTGGGTGAAGTTTAAAATTACAACAAACGAAGGAATTGAAAATGGTTATGAAAGTAATTAAAGGAATGCTCGGTATTCCAGCGAAAAGCAAAGTGAAAAGCTCACCGTTGTTTGGTAAAAGCAAACAAGATTTTGAACTCTACGAACACTACAAAGGCGGTCTTTACCGACTGCTCCTGACAGCCCGTTCGGATGTATCGGGCTTGGAGCAAGCCGTATATCGCTCTGAATCAACAGGTGTTATCTACACACGCCCAATGCGTGAGTTTAAAGACAAATTCAAGAAATTCGACGTGGGTATGTGATATGAAATACAAAGACGAAATGGAAGTCATGTTCTGGCATGGCACTAATCGTGATGGCGTGACGGCAACACATCAAAGCAGTTTGCGCGTAGAGATTGCGTCTCCTCCAAGCGAACACGGATTAGCTCGTATCAGCATCGAACATACACGCGAAGACGTTTGTCACCCCATCACTGGATTCGGTACTGAAACTGCTTTTGCGTTTGCCGACTTAGCCGAAGAGGAACTCGACACGCTAATCGGTATGTTGGAAACATGTAAATCTAAACTCAAAGAAGGAAATTAAAATGGAAGCAATCAATTACAAACAGCACTTCATGGTTGACTTAGAAACACTGTCTACAGAACAAAATGCGCATATCCTTGAAACCGCATTGGTTTGTTTTAACCCTGTATCAGGTGACGTGTATGACAATCGGAGTTTCCATTTTCGACATGGATTGGATGAACAACCACGTTCTCACACTAGCACTGACACACTTGCTTGGTGGCATGAAACAAATCGTGATTATCTTGCCGAACTTCTCAATCCTGCCGAGAAGCACTCACTAATGGATACTCTGTGGCGCATGAAAACCTTGTTTGATAATGCTCGTAATAATGGCGGCCTCCTTGTATGGAATACTGGTACATTTGACGTTGACATTTTAAACAACGCGTACAAACGTCTTATAACTCCGATGGACACACTCATTAATTTCTGGGAAGTTCGTGATTGTCGTTCACTCCGAACAATTAGCGATATGTTCCCAAAACTCTTGCGGTCAGTGTCTGCTGTAACACACAACGCTTATGAAGACTGTATTCGTCAAATCGAGTATATTACCAATGTTACTAAATACTTAGCTGAACAGGAATAATATGGCTGCAACAATGAAGCGTTTATCGCGGAATGACATTAAGGTCTTTCGCAGTAATTTTGACAGACGTAATGCTGTCATGCACGGCGGTATTTCTCATCCGAAACCGCTACCCAAATCGGTGATTGCTCGCCGAACCCAGCGTCAAGTTGAGATGCGCTTTAAGCATCGCGACGAAGACGATATTTAACTTACCAAAGAAAGGTTCTACCATGAAGAAAACTCTCATTGTTCTGTGCGTTACGTTTGTAGCGTCATCCCAATTATCTATGGCTGAAGTCGGTCGCAGCGCGGTTGCTATCGGCAACTACGTTACCGCCGAAGGCGCAGGTGCAACCGCAGTGGGTATGAACTCACATGCTTATGCAAACCTCTCCACGGCTGTCGGCGCACATGCCAAGGCCAGCGGCGTGACCTCACAGGCGTTCGGCAGCGCATCGTGGGCGAAGGGTTACTCGACGACGGCATTGGGCAAAGGCACTTTAGCTGAAGGCTCGGCATCGACCGCTGTTGGCGCACACGCAACGACAATCGGCAATAGCTCCTCCGCATTGGGCTTACACGCCAACGCCATCGGCGGCCAAAGCACGGCTCTGGGTCAGTCATCAGTGGCTCGTGGCGACCAATCTACGGCCATTGGCAGTGGTGCTACGACTGAAGCCCGTTTCAGCACGGCTATCGGTACAAACGCCAAGACGGAGCATTACAGTGGTGTTGCCATCGGCTTCAATTCGACAACCAGCGACTTCAAAGGCGTTGTTAATACAACGGTTGATGGCGTGACGTATGGTAACTACGCAGGTCATCGCCCAACATCCGTCGTGTCTATCGGCTCTAAGGGCTTCGAACGCCAGTTGCAAAACGTGGCCGCTGGTAATGTCAGCAAGACATCGACTGACGCGGTGAACGGTTCACAACTCCATGCCGTTGCGACACAAGTAAGTGCCAACACAGCGAAGCTGAATTATCACAGCGAGCAAATCACGAATGTGTATCATACGGTGCAGCAATACTCTGGTTGGATGGAAACGCAGGAGTCGCAAATTTATGAATTGAAACTACGTGACCGTGACTTGCGTAACAAAATCACCGAACTGAACAAGCTGATTGAAGGCAACTTCGATTCAATCCGTAACGACATCAATAAAAACCGACGCGACAGCAACGCTGGTATCGCTGGTGCTATCGCCATCGGCACGATGATGCAGCCTTACGAAGCAGGCCAAAGCGCAATCACTGTCGGCGCAGGTTCGTTCAAGAATGAAGCCGCTATCGCCATCGGTGCATCCCATATCACCGAAAATGGCAAATGGGGCTTCAAAAGCGGTGTATCTGCTGATACTCGCAAGAACATTGGTGTCGGCTTGAGTGCTGCATACTTCTTCGGTGCAAAACCGAAACCAGTTGCCGCACCACAGCAGGTGATTGTCAAAGAAACCGTAGTGGTTCGTGAACCAGTGGTTGCCACTGAAAAGAAAATCCGTCAGTAATTTAATTTTGTAATAAATTAAGCACTTAGCTGTATTTTACGGTTAAGTGCTTTTTAATTGCTTGACAATACTTATAAGGGTTGCTACTATTCAATCACCAACTAACAACAAACGAAGGAAATTGAAATGGCGTATACCGATGAAGAACTGCGCGAGATGTTACTTAGAGCGAATCGTGAACAATATAGTTTGACAGACAACTTGGTTAACACGGGCGTATCTGCTGCCTTTATTCATAACATCCTACATACGAAATCGTTAAACGACGTTGAAGAGGATGTACTCAACAGGCTTGACCGATATAAGCGTGTTGGTGCTGTGCTGAGTCATTTGCAAGACATTGGCGGCAGAATAACCCATAAGGGAAACCTCTACTTCTTTAACGAAGACGAAGGTGTTTCATGGGGTACTATTGAGGAGTTACTCAGTGATGACACAATATATGACGGGGAGGCCTTCGTGTTGACCGTTGAAGACATTGTGCCGAAGTTGTTGAAACCGCTTCTTGATGAGTGCATTGAAAACAAAAACACGGATGCTATTTATCAGCTATCAGAGTCCATTAATTATGTGTTTAACCACATGCTTGAATCAGACGAAGACTAGAATGAGGGTGTGAATGATGAATAACGCAAATGCCAACAAACAACCGACAAATTGCGAAATTGCGCAGCAGTTGTTCGCAGATGCCTGTAAACGTGAAACTGAAGCTCTTTATACCCAGTTGATTGAAATCATCAAAGATGCCGCGAACGACTGCTGTATGTCGTTGAATATCGACTGGAGTGCTGATATTGACCCATATCAAGGTGGTGAACGTGTTGAAGGCGGTAAACGTGCCGAGGTCGTTGAACGATGCGGTAGTACGCGCGAAATCAGCATCTGGGATGGCTACAAATACAACCAAAAACGGTTAATTGAATTGCTCGATAAAGATGGCTTTACAACGTGGGGTTATACCCATAGCCAGTTGGGATTTGTCGTGGATTCGATTGAGTGGGAATTGCCAGACAGAATTACAAAAGCTACAAAGAAAGCGTTGGGTTTACCATGAGAATCTGTAAAGAACAACCAGCCGATTGGGACGGTAAATACCTTCTACAATGCAAGCATTCGTTGAATCGTAAATCAAAGATTCACTATTTGATGTATTGCAATCATCTCGGTTATACCAAGTCGAACAAGATTAAACTGCTTGTATTCGGTGAACGGTATGCCCATACCAGAGGTACTCGGGTGCGATATATCAACAAACCTTGGAATGTGGTAGAAGCAAAAGATTATGATGTATTTAAGGATTATTAAATTATGGAAGAAGTTGAATGCCAACTCAAAACGCAACTAATCAATCTCGCGCGAGATAATGCGGAGATATGTGCGGATTTGCTGAATATTCAGGCATCTCCACAAATCATTGCAGAAAACATCTTTGGTTGTTCTGTTGAGGAGATTGAGGATTTTATTGCAAGCAAACGGTTGAACAATGAGCGATTAAGTCTCGCTATCGAACAGCTTGAGAAGCTCGACATAGACGCTGCGTATAATTGCAATTTACACTTCTTTAGTCGTGAAAAAGGACTTGTTACAACCACACCACGCTTAATATTGCGCATTGACAGCTTCTATGAAGGTGAAGATGTAGTAGCTGACCTCGAACAAGTCATTCCAGAATTGTTGCTTCCGCTCCTGTACGATGCTGTTAAAAGTTCCGACTTTGCATTGAGCCAGCGGATTAATGAAGCAATCGCTCATGTATTGAAATTACTCGCTAACTCTAAAAAGGAAAATTCAAATGAATAAACATCCACATGCAGAACTCATGAAACTGTACGCCGAAGATGCGATGGTAGCGGTAGAACCATGGAAGTTATGGGAATTTCAACTAAAGGACGAAGCTGTATGGTACAGACTAACAAATCACCCAGCATGGTCGCATGAGGCAAAATATCGTCGTAGAGCGAAAACGGTTAACATCGACGGTGTAGAATTCCCAGTTCCAATTTCTATCGCAAACGATGATTCAGTAAATCGGGATTACTTTACAATATATGTAACCGATTCTGGTGTTGTTGTGGGAAGAATCAACCGTGAGCTTATGAATGTTGAGAAATTCAACGTCTTACTTAAACAAGGTTTGATTTTTGAAAAACGCGACGACTGTGAACGTTATGTCGAAGCACTGAGTGAGTTAAACAAGAAAATCTCTAGTCGTTTTTACGAAGAATTAGAAAAGGAAAATTAAATGAAACGCAAAATCTGTTTTATGGAATACGACAACAACGCGCAGGCGTATGTTGAAACGCACACAACACCAGTGGCAAATCATAAAGGCTTGTCCGAAATTGAAAAGAATGCACGTCGTGAATGCGGTAAGCTGCAACGTGAGAATCCGCTCGCTCGCCTCGCATACATCATCTTCAACGAGCATGGGGAGGCCGTGATTAAAAAGGAATACCAAAATGGATAAATTCCGTGTATGCAAGAATTGCGGTGTTGAATACCCACTCGACAAAGATAATTTCCCATACCGACGAAATGAAAACTATGCGAGCGGTATTCAATACCTTTACCGATGCCATGATTGCCAACGGGCGTACAACATGGCTATGAAACGCAAACAACGCCTCCGTGATAAAAAGAAAGGCCTTTCCCGTGAATTCCAATAACCAATACTCCATTTTTCCGAAAATGGTAAACGACGCTACAACCGAGCCGATGTTTCTCGGCAACAACATCAACGTGCAGCGTTATGACAAACAGAAGTATGAGTTTTTCGACAAGATGTATGAAAAACAAATCAGCTTCTTCTGGCGACCTGACGAAATTGACTTGTCACGCGACCGTATTGACTTCGGTAAACTCAGCGATGCCGAGAAGCATATCTTCACAAGCAACCTGAAATATCAAACCCTTCTCGATTCAATTCAAGGCCGCAGTCCGTCGGTAGCGTTCCTGCCGTTGACCTCGCTGCCTGAAATCGAAGAGTTCATCAACGCATGGGTATTCTTCGAAGGCATTCACTCTCGCAGCTACACGCACATCATCCGCAACGTGTATCCGAATCCGTCAACAGTGTTGGATGACATCATGGTCAACGATGCAATCATGCGCCGCGCAACAGCAATCGGCGATTACTATGATGACCTGATTCAATACGCGATGCGTATGCACATGGGCATGAAGTATGACCACAAAGAACTCAAACGACGCTTAATGTTGTGCATGGTCTGCGTGAATGTATTGGAAGCCATCCGTTTCTACGTTTCGTTCGCCTGCTCGTTTGCTTTTGCCGAGCGCGAGTTGATGGAGGGTAACGCTAAGATTATCAAACTCATTGCCCGTGACGAGGCGTTGCACCTATCGGTAACACAGACCATCCTCAACTACTGGCGAACTGGTGAAGACGACCCTGAAATGGCGGAAATCTGGGTTGAAAACAAAGACGAAATTGTGAAAATCTTCGAAACCGCAGTTGAACAGGAAAAAGAATGGGCTGACTATTTGTTCAAAGACGGCTCTATGCTGGGTCTGAACAAAGACATCCTGAACAATTACGTTGAATTCATCACCAATCAGCGTATGCGTGCTATCGGCCTTGATATGCTGTTCCCGAAATCGACGCAGAATCCAATCTCATGGATTAACGCATGGCTGTCATCCGACAACGTGCAGGTTGCGCCGCAGGAGGTTGAAATCTCATCGTACCTGATTGGGCAAGTCGATGCGTCTGTTGATGCCAATGACTTAGCTGGTTTCGACCTGTAATTGATAAACCCTCGGTTTCGCGGTAAACTGAGGGTTCTTTTTATAAAAGGATACTCAAAATGGATAATACTTACAAAACGCCGCTGTTGAGCGTTACCCAACGCGCTCTGGCACGCGATATGGAAGTGGCGTGGATTCAGGCATGGCTAAACGTGAACTGCGGCACTAATCTGGAAGTCGATGGTGTCTGGGGTACGTCGTCCCGTGCGGAATTCATTTCAGCCATGACCTGCCGCAATGCAAAAGCAATCACTGAAGACGAAATGAAATCGTTGGTTCGCCGTCTCGGTGACGTAAATGACAAGCGCATTAAGGCTATTGCTAAAGTTGAAAGTGCTGGTAGCGGCTGGTTTAACAGCGGCTTGCCGAAGATTCTCTACGAACGCCATAAGTTCTGGAAGCATGTTAAAAATGCGCTCAACCGCGTGAAGGCATGGTATGCCAACCCTCTGGCTGGTGACTACACCATGGATGCGAACAACAACGGTATCAACGACAGTTGGGAGAAACTTTCACTGGCAATCGGCAAAGACCCACTGGCTGCTTTGATGAGCGTATCCATCGGTAAGTTTCAGGTGATGGGTGAATACTACGCACAATGCGGCTACAACCATCCAATCGAGATGCTGCACGCGTGCAGCCGTAGCGAGATGGCTCAATACGAACTGCTGGTGAATTACATCCTGAATGTTGCCAAGATTCTCCCTGCCTACAATATGCTGTCGACCGATGCCGAGAAATGCCGCTCGTTCGCACGCGCGTATAACGGCGCAGGTTATGAGAAGAACCGTTACCACGTTAAATTGGCGGAGGCCATGAAATGATGAAATATCTTACAAAACCTATCGGAATCGTCCTTGCACTTATCCTTGTTCTGTGCATCGGCGGCGTGATTGAGAAGTATCGCGTAGAAGGGCTTGTAGAAGCGTCGTATACGAAGGGTAAGGCCGATGCTATGGCAAAGGTATTATCCGACACGCAAAAGCTCTCTCAGACGCTCTCAGCCAACCTAAACGAAGAGTTTACTCGTCATAGCGAATACATAATCAACGAAATTAAAGAAGAAAGGGTTCAGCGAAATGAAATTGCTAAACTGTTACAAACGGGTGTTTATGTTAATGGTAATTGCCACGAGCTTACTGGTATCGGCCTGCTCAATGACAAAATCCGAAGCCGTTATCTCCCACCTAACGCTTCCGCCGTTGCCAAGTAACTTGGCCGCTCCATGCGCTAAACTGGAAGAAATTACAGATTTGAGCGCAAAAGCCAATTATTTATGGCAATTTGACACCATTACCAAGTATAATGAGTGTTCCGCGTCGAAAGACGCACTTGTTAATGTTTACAACACACTTAAGGATAAACTAAATGAAGAACGTAAATAAAGAAAACTTCATCGCTATGTTGATGAAGAACGGCAATGTGAGCAAGGCCGAAGCTACCGCCCAATACAACAGTTTCGTCAAGACTTTGGATGAAGCCCTGTTGACTGGCAAGACCGTGCTGATTGGTGATATTTGCCGCATGAAAGCAACCATGCGCAAAGGCGGTAAAGGCATTAACCCGCAAACTGGCGATATTGTTGACCGCAAGGATTGTCCGCGCATCAAATGCACTGTCTCCAGTATGTTTGCTCCGAAAATTGAAGCTGCCGTTGCCGCTGGCAACAAATAAAAATAACCCCTCCGACTTTTAAATCGGAGGGGTTTAACCCACTCAAACAAAGGAAAATATACCGTCTTTAGGTATATTTAATTGTATCCGTCTTTGTCGTTTTCGTCAACACCAAACCATTTGCTCAACTTTCGTTTAATGCCATTGGTAACGGTGTCAACTAGGTCTTTTACAAAATCAGGCAACAAGGCATTAATTGTCAGAAGTACGTCATCCGAGATATAGCCGATGACCCAACCGACTGTTGCTGATTTCATTATCGTGCTATTTTCCATCCAAGTCTCAATTACAGCGGCTGTGCTAAGAACCGCACTGATAAGCACCAAGATATAAACTCGATACCCGATTTCTTTAATGGAAGCCCCTAAAAGTACGGCGATTGCTGCTGCCGCCATGCCTACTATTGTATTTAAGCTGAGTACGTCGTTCCACATTTTATTATCCTAATTGTTGGCGGTTACGTTTCCCCATGTGACGACCTGCAACAATAATCAGGATACCCCAGATAGGATAGGCAACCATGAACCCATTCAGGGGTGGGTACACTGCGAGAAATGCCCAGCCCATTAGTAATATCAGAAACCCCGATAATTGTAACATTAAATCACTAAGCAATCTGCATTTAATGCACTTGGTATTTATCAGCAAGGTTATATTAACAATAACGCCTGAAAGGTTCGCTATGAACCAGAACCACCAGTCGTCCTTGCTCACTTGGTAAAAGTTTGGCATCACCGTGTCATTGATGTGTCGGTCATACAACATGACACCCAATGTTACGAGCATGATGAAAATTGTGAATATTTTGAGTTCGGTTGCAAAGTGTACAACAACCCATTGTTTTATAGATTTCATTGATTTAGTTCCTTAATGAAAAAAAACATCTAACCCGAACTATGATAGCACAGGTTAGATGTTTCGTTCTAGGGTTAGTCAAAAAGCGCGGTTTCGACAATCCATCTAAACTTTTGCCAAGATGTTAAGTTGTTCCGTTCGGTTTCAATCTCAATACCGACGACCTCTGGCCAGTGGCGTTGGATGAAAGCGTCTGAAATGGCTTTTATCTCAGTTGCCTCAAGCACTTTACCATACAGCAGGAAGTCGTTTATTGCCGTGTTACCGCTGGTATATTCAGCATCGCCTAAGTGATAACGAACACCCAAATGAGCTTTGCCTGTCGCTGGTAATTCATACAACCACTTATCACCAGCTTTCAGGTTATAGTCGGGCATGTTTTCCGACTTGGCAAACATCAATCGACCGTTACCATTTTGCAAATAACTCGAACCAACCTTGATGTATTTTGCATTTTCTGGCGTTGTGAATATCGTCGAACGTTCGATTAAGCCTTCGGAATTTGACGAACCGTCTTCGATAGCGACAACCTCATCGATGAGCGTCTTATCTGCGTCGAAGATTGCGTAGAACAGATAACCGTCCTCGTGTTCGGCATTAATCTCGGATTTAAGTGCGTATGCCGTGTTAGGCAAAACTTCGATGAAGTCTGATAGTAATTGCGATGATTGAACAGCATATATGGTGTCCCTTTCATCAATCGTGTTACGAATCGCGTCGGTAATACTGAATAAATTCTCAACACCAGTAGGGTCGTATGGGAACTTAACGGGATTCTCCGCAACAGCAACACTCTCACCGTCGACAAACATTTCAACCCGATACTCAACCATATCAACAGTAACCGCTACATCGTGGAACTTATCATCATCAATGTAACTGCTTATGTCAAATTCCTTACTGAAATAAGCAGGCGACTCGTCGCCAACCCAGAACACCAGCGCACCCTTGTATACTGCAAAGGCGAACCGTTGATAACCCAATATTTTAGAGTCATTGTTAACCTCCCCAATAGTGAAGATAGGGACGCTATCTGAGCCGAATTTCAAACGGGCTATTGCGGTGAACGCATTGCTATTCATCACATTATCGTATGGTAAGTCAATCCAGTGTTTGTATCCCAATTCTGGTACTTTTGTGCCTTTGACAGCACCGTCGACTTCACCAGTTCCGTGAACGACTGCTGGCTGGGTATTAGAACCCACTCGTGGCACTAACGGCTTTTTCGACAGGTCATAGTGATATACCAAATCGGGTACGGAATTACCGAGCCTCAATTCAACCTCAGCTTTAGGCGCGATAAATGTGCGACTTGTTTCTTCGGTGTTTTTAACTTCCTGAATTAAGCCTTCATCGCCTTCGATGTTCGGGTTGAACAGCTTAATGTTGGTTGTTTGGCCTTCCTCTGGTGTAACCGAACCACTTCCCCAATATACGTTTTGCGGAATCATCTGTTTCCTGTTACGCGTATTCCATGAAAGCTCAATCGGCTTACTTCGGCTTATCTGTACGGGGAAGTAATTCTCGTTAATCGTAACGGAGTTCACTGGTGCTGGTCGGGCGGCTCGGCCAATCAGGTCGGCGGTCACTTCCTTAGAATCGCCAAGGTTTGTCGAATTGCTCACCGACTGCGCTACCGTTTTATACGACAGTGTAGAACCGACTGCGTAGTTATTCGGGTCGGAAACATTGCTTACCGTCACAATATAGCCAATATCACCGTAGACGTGGAACGCTGGCAGGGTGTCAAGAATACCGCGTTTAACCCGAATCGTACCGCCATCTTCGATAGCGTCAATACTCATACACTCGTCATTGACTACGATATACATGTCTTCAGTAACAACAGGAGGTTGACCGTTAAAGTCATCCACCCTAAAGGTTTCAAAAGTAGGCGCAACGTCTTGTGCCAGTCTGAAAGTGGGATTAAAAGAAACGTCATCTGCCACCTTTTTTAAAGCACTGCCGCCATTAGACGCAAACAGGTCATAGTTCATTGTTGCCAATGATGGTTTCTCTGCCAGTATCAGTGGGTATGTTGAGCCGCCATCAACCAGTCGAATAACGCTGTTGAGATTCTCGGCAGGCGTTACGGTTTGCAAGTCGTGGTACGACGCTTCCATAACGCGCATTGTCTTGATTGGTTCGGCGGTAAGAACGACTCGGTTCAAATCTTCTTCGGGCGAAGTATCGTCAGGAATGACCTCGTAGGACGACTTGGTAATACCGAATATATCCTCAACAGCCTCAACCTCAATGATACCGTCGTCAAACTCACCGCGAACAATAGAACCCACTCGGCAAACCATCGACTTGATACCCAAATTTTTCCACTGCAAGACGAATACGTCACCGTTTTGGAGCAGGTAGTTTAGGCGGTTAATCTTAATCGACATTTTCGCGATTGAAGAACTTGTCAATTTCAACTCACGCTCGGCGATTAACTCGGCAATATGCTTGGTATGTACGCCCTTGTAAGTTTGCGGTGATGAAATTACGCCACGTTGGATTTCAATCGCAGCCAAGTTCTGTTTCACAAGAACAACGTCGGATTCATTGCGGTCTTTGTATGTGAGTACGATTTCATTTGCGCCATCGCCCCAAGAGGAGCGTTCGAAGCGGCTGATTTCCACGATGGAGCTTTCGTCCAATACAGGAAGCTCGCTTACTGCGTAGTCGTTTCGGATGAGCAACAATTCGAATCGACCAGTGATTACGTTGACACGGATAACGCCGTCGATGGTATCCAAGATTTCAGCATTGAAGTCTTCGATTGTTTTGGCACTATCCCAGATAATCGACATCCCGAACTTCTCGTCGTACAGCTTGTCAGCAGCCTTACGGAAACTCTCTTCGTCAATATCGGAAGGATGATAACCCATGCCCCAATCGCCATTGGTTAATGTTTTGTATAGGATATGAGCAGGGTTCATATCCAAAACAGGGAAGGTTAGTTTTTTACCACCCTTGGTATATTCAACAACACCGCCGTCAATAGCCGCCTTTTCTGGATACCACAAACCGTGAGTCCAGCCACTGTTGATGGCTTGTACGCGAACCCATGTCGATTTGAAATAAGGGCTGTTGCCCCAGTAGAAAGGACGAGTATACTCTGGCATGGTTTTTAGTTTTACACGAACTTCTTGCCCAAAAAACTCATCTGCTGGGAATCGAACAGTGTGTTCACCGTTCTCACGCCAACTGCCATGCTCATACAAGCCTGCGACGCTATCAATAAAAATAGCTTTGGTATATGCCATAGCAACGCCGCGATTGGTCTTGTATTTTTCTCTCAACTGAGGAATTGCACCCAATCTACGCTCTGGTCTGTTCCAGTTTCTACCGTTTTTACCAGTATCCTCAAATGCGTAACCAGTGCGGTTGCCTGCTGAGATTTCTTTGAGATAGTCAAGCAGTAACGCGTCCGTAAGCTCCCCATTTTCCTTACCAGCAATAATCTTTAATGCTTGCAAGGAATTGTTGATTCTCGCAAAGGCATCTGGAACATAGTTACCATCCCCTCTAATTCGCTTAAGATGTTCGGAGATTGATTTACTGATTCCCTGATACATCTTCTCGCTGATTGTACTTTTATCCCAATCAATAGTCCGATAGTCGCTATCTGGCACATAACCTTCGTCGCCAAATACCATAGTGAGTAGACCTCGTTGTGCGGAGGTCTCCCCTCGGAAATGCTCGATATATGGGTCTACTTGCTGGTTGGGTTTACCCGAATGAATATTTACCGAACCAGCAACACCACCTTCCTTTTTATCCCCACCGAAAAGCTCATGCTCGTTGATATAGAGTCGACGGTCTTTGGACTGCCCCCGCCAAGCGGACTTCTCGCCAAAAATGAGTTCTGTCACAAAATCAATAGGTGCGTGACAGATTGTCATCACCATACCAAGAGAGTATTTGTAACCTATCGTCTGGGCTTTTGCTTTGCGTCCCATTATTTACCTTCTTTCATTTCACGTTGTTTGGCGGCGGCAATAGCGTTTTTCACATTAATGTCGTCGATATGTTCGAGCTTGGAGGCATCAATTCCGTTTTGGAGAAAGTCCCACCAATCAACACCATATTGGTCGGCGAGATATTTAGCACCCGTATGGCATGTGCCGCACACCAATACGTCGTCAATCTTAACAATAGTCATGATTTAATTTCCTCTGTTTTAGGGTCAAAATAATCGGTTACTTGCGGATTCTTAATAAGTACCGTCCCGAAGACAACGGGGATGTTAGCCCCTTCTTCTGCGGTCGGGATGTCTGGGTTTGCTGGCGATGAATTGTTGTTACCCTTATTCATTCGTTTAGCGGAGTAATAACTCATCGCCATCGAAATAACCATCATCACAATGGCTACGATAAACTGATATGGCATTGGAAGTCCTTTTAGTAAATGTTTGAGTATTGGAAAGGGTTTTGAATCGGAATAAACGGCTGACCACCGTAGTTTATGATGTTGTTGAACTTGGCCTTACACGTTGTATGTGCGTGGTCGCAACCAGCAAAGGCTGTGACCTCTGTCTTACCTGAAACAAGCCCCAATGGGGGAATGCTTAAGGTGATTGTTGAACCAGTTGATTCAATGACATGACGGCGTTCCAACACGCCAGTCTCACTGTTCTTATATTGCACATAGCCACCTGCAAACCAGTTATCAGGTTTACCACTTTTGAACGTGATAACTGTACCAACGACACTTCTGGCAACTTCAGTGACTGAAAACTCTTCCTTTCTTACACCGCAGTTTTTACCATACAGGGCATGGGAGCAGCTACGGCTGAATTTTCGAGTTACACCAATGCGCATCAATGACGAGAAGATGCTTTCACCAATCAACACAATCTCGTCATTTTCCCATGCTACATTGGTGATTCGACCCTTCCATACTACCACAGTCATCAAATCTGGCGCAATAAATCCAAGTTCGGCGTGATACTGACGGATTGTCACGGTAACTGGTTCACTTGGTGGAGTGACCTTGAACACATCACCCAACGACGTATTGCGACCAGTTCGTATTTCCAAGTTGGCTTTTGTCGTGTCCCCAGTATCCTCAATCTCACCGCGTTTAATCGGAACTGACTTGTACACCTTACCCTCAAACGTAACGTCTTCGGTATCGGTTGTGAACGTCCAGACACCACCCGTGAAGGCGATGTCATAGAGTTCGACAGGAGTACCGCTCTCAGCGGATGTTTCGTAACCATGATAATTATTTTGCATTTTGAATTTCCTTTACTTGCTGGAGGGTTAATTTTATCTTCGCTGTGGTCGAGGTGATATGCTCAATCTCAACATCATCGGATGCAAGACGCATTCGTTGAACAAAGCAGGCCGAAGTAATGTCTTCTTTCAGAATGGTGATTGGTATTTCCTCTTTAACGAAGATTCTGGCATCCTCGTTAAGTTTTTCAATACGCTCTATTGTGAAAAAATATGACTTATCTTTGGTGCGGATTCGTAAAAAATTCCTGTTGTCAGCTTTCTTGAGCATTGAACTTATACGATAATCTTCAACAACAATGGCTTTCGGAATAGGAACTTTCCTGTTGACGGTTGACAGGATGTCGTTCACCACAACAAGGTCTTTTGTTTCTGTCGGAACATAGAATGATTTCAACTGGCCTTTCTGACGCTGAATAAATCTACGCCACCATGCCGTTTCAACCCTGCTTCTTGACACAAATGTCAACTCGCGCGAAGCCATACTTGGTACGCCACGGTTAAACCATGTCTTAGAGCCAAAACCGTAGTCAATGATAGTTACATCAGACTGGTTACGCTCGACAATTTCGTCAGACCAATTTGGGCGTTTAGTCAGCACTTCAGCACCATTCAGCATTTCAAGACCATCCTCATGACCACTCAGTTTGCCGATATTGTTTTGTTTGCCGATAATGTCGGCTGATATGTCCATGAATGATACTGCGGATGCCAAATTTGTCGATGTAACCGTTGGGTCAAATCGAATATCAACAGACGGATAACAGATTGCTGTTGCATAAAATGTTCTTGCCAGAGAGGTTTGCAACACAATATCATTCCCATCAATACTGTCAATTACACCAAACTCATAGTCAAACGGATTGTTCCAGAGTATCACCGTTGCACCTACTTGCAAAGTATCAACACCACTCAAGTCGACACACTTCAGACGTGTCGCGCCTTTAAGGAGAGACTCTCGAAGACGGATAGGCTGCCACCAGATTGGGCATAGGATTGGTTTATTGTGCATTGCGTACAAAACGTTTCGCATTGTACTTAGAAGAGCATAACTTGGTGTTGCCATGTGTGAGAAGCTGCGTCTTGGCTGACTCATGAAACCCCTACGCTGCTCGTTTTTGTTATAGCTGACAATCACGTCTGTTTTGTAAGAGAACTTTTCACGCAAAGGCTCGTCCCAATTAGGCTCGACGTTCCAGATTAAGCCTCTAGTGCCTTTCAGGTTGATTGTTACTATTTGACCATTCTCAAAACGCAGAATAACTTTACCGTCAATTTTCGTTGAGCCGTAAAGTGACACTTCAAGCACAATTTTCTTCGTCCGTAAGGGAGCTAGATTAATTGGAGGTTTCCCCGTCACTTCCGCTACTGAGATTCCCTCCAAGTTAATCAGGTCAACTTTGACGAGTGTCTGTTCAACCAAATGGGAATTATAGACTTCTAATTCAGTCGTTGTTTCAGACACAATGTGACCGAGATTCACGTCGGATACTTCACCGACACCAGATATGATGCGGTGATGCCATAAGTCCATATCGGTACGCAGCATAACTGCGTTGTTTGCTTGAGCCATAACAAATCCTATTTAAATTTAAATCCGACACCAATGTGCGAACTCCATAAATGCTTAAATATACCGTCCTTTTTTTTGGTGACAAGTGGGAAAACAACCCAATCGCCCATTATTGTTACAGGCTCGATATTTTCGATTGAAAGAGTACACATTTCGTTGTTGTAAAATACTTCAGCATCTTTCACAACCGCCTTAGCAACGTCACCGTCTATTAGTTTGGCGGCCTCTTCAACTGCCTTGTTAGCGACACTGAGAGTTAAATGATGTGGGTTCATAAGCTCCCTGTTGTTGTATTTTGAAGAGCCGTATAGGATGTTGGTATTCTCTATATCATACATCTCAATCAAGCCTTCTTTTAGCGGTATATTGATTGGGCAAGATAATCCATAGTAAACAACGCAACTTGGCATTGGAGTACCAGACAGCCAAGCTCTAGCGGGTATACCGTCATAAAGTACAGTTCTACCACGTAAGTATCTTTCAGGGCGACCCATAGTGCTATTTGAACCGTAACCATTGGAAAAACCACCAATGGACATTTTATCATCTGACGGATTACTGCCATCTGGCATAAACGTTATGTACACAAACTCGCCACCGATGTCACGCCCAATCGTACTAATTCCATTATCATACGACGGATGCCTACCAACAATGAAATGTACAAATTGACCCTTCTTTACTTCAGCAGAAAATGCAACAAAGGTCTTTGTTGTTGTGACGTACAAGTTTACAAACGGGAATAAGTATTTACCGCATTCTGTTGCAGCGGGATACGATTCTGACATCATCGAGTCAAAGCGGTCATAAAATAAACGAGATGCTTTTCCATCGCGAGAAATTGAAATAGAAAGTATATTTCCAGCGGAAGCGTAATTGCGCTTTATCCCAAAGTTAAACCACTTACCCTCTTTATGTTTTATTGAAAATCCAATATCAGCACCATCAAAAACTACTTTCGGTAAAGTGTTGAAATCAACAGCGTTGTTAAACATGCCGCTTTGTAACAGATATTTTTTGATTTCAACCAAAAACTCGCTCATTGTATTGATTGTACCTTCATGTTTCACAAATGCCATATTTTACTCCATTAATAATGCAAGCCAACGGTTGTAGCTACTGCTGTCGCTGTCGCTGTTTTGCATCGACGGAAAACACAAATATCGTTTATCCCCAATAACCAACTCCTTTTCAGGTGTGTTATTCAAACCACTCACAAAATAAGCACCTTGTAACCAGCCGACAGTGGATGCTTCGCGCCAATGACCAATGTGAGTATTAATTGTAGCAGGCAAACTATACACTGCTGTTATTTCTATTGGGTATATTACATGTAAGCCACTCACAGTCGTAATGTATCTATACGGTAATATATAACCACTCGTGTACTTTTCAGTATCCCGTCCGCCACCCAGAGACTCAGTGCTTTTAGCAATCATCGCCACGACTCCATTTGGGGTATTGCAAAAACAAGAGCTTATATTCCCCTGTGAACCAGCGGTGTCGTCTTTGGTGAACGGGTCATGAAACCCACCGTAATCAAAATTTATCTCATGTATTGGCCTACCAGCATCCTCGTCGCCGATTCGCGCGTAGTTATTATTATGACTACCTCCGATATACATAGGATATATATTTTCCAAATCAGTCCCAAATTGCAACATAAACCCACAATACATGGAAAGGTAGTATTGCTCCACCTTAACCACAATTATAAATCTACGCCCATTTGCGACGAACCAATAATTCATTGATTCATTCTTTAACGGAATTGCTGTAAAAATGTTTCCAAATTTAACCTTTGCAAAATAAGTAGAAATCTCTTTGGCTGCATCATTTTGTGTAGCATACCATGCGCATAAAGATGTAATTTTGTACTTCTCATTAACGTACATCGCCATTGGTACAACAATCGTATCCTGACCATCGAGACCATGCCCGATGAAACGTTGACGATACACCCATCCGAATTTCACATCCTCTTCTTCATCGTACATATCGTCATAGGTCTCATCCACATCAACAACTTTATCACCATCGCTATCTTTAATAACCTCCCATGCTTGGTTGGCTTGAACCAATTCGGGATTTGTTGTCAGAAACTTTTCGAGCTTTGACACCAAATCCCTTGCATTGGAGGCTGTTCCTATTTCAACAGCCATTGTTTTCCCTTTCTACTAAACCCCACCAATTCGTTTAACCGCGCGTTGCTCTCGACCCATTGCCTTGATAAGAACTTTCCTACCGCTGCTTGATGCCAGAGCGAGGTTCATGGCCTCTACTGGGTCGAAGGTGTTAATAACAGTCAACTGCTGCTGGTTCGATGATGAAGAATTTGCGTTATCTCTATGACGAGGGTCGTTTTTAGTGATTACCTCCTCACCTTTCTGTAAAACAGCAGGAACTTCGTTTGGCGCAAGTCCTGCGATGCCACCACTATGATAACGTACAGCACCGTTGAAAACAAGCGGATTCACCCGTTTACCACCAGCCTTACCGCGACCAACAACACCACCTGTATGGAACAGGGCTGCGTATTGACCGAAGCTCGATGTGTCTGGCATCTGCACGTCAGAGCCACCGCCGCCGAAATACGACTGAAGGGCTTTCTGAATCGCAAGGCTGATAAGTTGTTGGATAATCACTTTCGCCATGTGACGTAAAGCCTCCGCCGCCCATTGAGCCATGGCCTGACCCAAGTTTGCAAACGCTTCGCGACTGCTTACAGCACCTGTTGCGATACCAGCAAGACCACTGGCGATACCTTCAAACGCAGTCATTGCTCCGTCATTAAGCACGCCATACGCAGTATTCATCAACTCGACTTCACCCTTACTATGGGTTGTTTCGGTGCGAACATCCTTCATCTTTGTTACAAGATTTGTAAGGTTTGCGTATGCTGCCGAATCACCAAAAGAAGCCATGATTTTTTGAGCGTCTGCAACCAACTCTTTCATCTGAGGGGAGATGTTGTTCAAGTATGCTTGAACATTCTCTTCCATCTTAGTGATTGATTGCTGGCCGCTTATAACGAGTTGTTCCTGCAATTCTTCGAACTGACGTTTGCGTTGCAAGAAGTCATCGAGGCGTTTTGCCATTGAATCAACGGCAAAGTTCGCAGCCTGACGGCGTGGATTAGATTGATAATCCGATTGCTCCGCACCAAGTCGCTCACGCTGATTCAGAATCGCAGTTTGCTGTTCTGGTGATAGTTTGGAGAACGCTTCGCTATTGATTATCTCATCAAGTTTCTTAATGGCATCCGTCATGCGTTCAACATATTTCAGAGTGCTTTCAGACATCTTAGCCTGAGCCTCTTCAATAGTAATTACACCACGCGATACGGCACTGCCGAGATATTCCGCGCTGTTGGCGCGTTCTTTCTCAATATCGTTACGTTTCTTCTCAAGTGAATCGAGGAAGGCATCGACTTGTTCGCCGAGAGCTTTCTGCGCCTGCAATTCAGCGTATTTAGCCAGTTGCGGTTCAAGCTGTTTAGACCAAGCGAGAGCCTCTTTACGGCTAACGTCCTTACTTTGGGCATATTCCAGAGTAAGAACCTCAAGCATCTGCTTAACCTGTTTGTCATTATCAGGTTGAATGATGTTCTTGAAGCCGTCGATAATCTCGTTCAGCGTAGAGCCAGACAGGTCAACGGACAGGGTTGATGGGTCGCGGTTAATCAAACCCTCAACGCCGTTCACACCCATCGCCTTATACATCTCGCGTATTGCTTCACGAGCCTCTTCAGTCACTTTCTCAACTAAAGATTCGGCTTTGTCGAAGGCAGAATCGTCATCCTTCTGCTGTTTGGTTAAGGCTTTGTCTTTTTTCCAGCGTTCCTCTTGGGCTTTATAGAAATCAAGCACTTTACTGTCAGCCGCAGTGTTGTGACTGACCGAACCCGTAGAGCCTGTAATCGTTACAGAGTTACCACCGCTCAAACGCACAATCGTTGGCTTGTAGTTCGGATTACGAGCCATTTCTGCCAAGTAAGCACGCGAAGACGCGCCTGTTTTGGCATCAATACCATATTTACCTTGCTTGGTATCAGACACCCACTCCTTACCGTTATAGATAGAAGTATGGCCGTATGGATGGCCTTTGATAGCACCCCAGCTAACCACGTCGCCTTTTTGTGGAACATAATTCGCTGAATAAGGCACTTGTTGCCAGCCTTTGCCGTATTTCAGCAAGTTCTTAGCGGTAAGATTACCATTGCCTTTGATATACGGAGCGGCTTGAGAATCGACAGCAGCCAGTGCACGTTTGACGTAAGTCGCGCATTGACCTGTGAAATCAGCAGCAGCCTTCTTGGTCGCCAAATCAGCAGCGGCAGCGGCGCGTTTATCGACAGCATAGGAGGACGTACCGTTTGAACCACCTGAAGAGTAATTCTCATACGGGTCGTTCGCCGCGTATTTCGATTTAACCTTTTGACGCTCACCCAAGTACCAATCGCCGAGATTGTTGTAACCCTTCATCGGGTCGTCTTTCAAACGGCCTTCGCGGTAATCGATGAGTTTTTGAATCATCTTCTCGTAAGACAATTCTTTCTCAAGGCGTTTCAGAGCGGCTTCTTCTGCGCGTTGACGAGCCTGTTCAGCCTTCTCACGAGCCTTGTTGACTTTCTCGTCGAGAGCCTTCGCTTCTTCAGCCTTTTTGGTAGCATCATTAGCGGCTCGGTTTGCCGCTTCAAGCGCAGTCTTTTGAGTGATGTCGTTATCAGTATCGGCGATGTTTTTACGCATCTCCTCCAAGCGTTTATTGAGTTTAGCCTCAACGCCGTTCTCATTAACCTCCAGCGACACGTCCAAGTTGATTTGGTCGGCATCTGGAAGACTTGCTTCTATACCCTTAAATTTCTTAACAACGTAGTCGGCAAGACCACCCAGATAAAGGAATGTTGACTTGAACGTAGCGGTTAATGCGTCAATCAGTCGAGCAACAAAGCGAATTGCACCAGTCCAACCGCTTTCAAACTCTTTAGCACTCTTGTTGGATTCTTTGGTTGTATCTACGAAGAACGAGCCAATCAACTCAGTCGCATCGGCAACGAAATCAGCAATACCTTTAACCAATACGCCGATGGCTTCGGAAATAACGCCGAACGCTTCTGAAATCAACCACAGCACGTCAGACAACATCTGCATACCAGATACAGCGTCTTCAGACTCACCGCTCAATCGGTTAATACCGCGCACGATGCCTTCGAAGATTGCTTCAACAACCTCGAAGACGATGAATGCTTTGAACAGTCCAACAGCAATCTTGGCCGCAGAAGCCAACACACCAATCAGGCGTGAGATTGGGGCGACGAGTAAGCCCAATCGACCACCAGCGGCAGCCGCACCACCTAAGCCAGTGCCAACAGAAGGTGCTACTTTGGCAATCAGACCCATCTTAACGGCGAAGTTTGTAATGGCCGTACCAGCGGCTTTCAAGCCCAGACCGAACGTACGCATTGTCGCGGCAAGTGCTACGAACATTTGAGCCGCACCGATTGTCAGCAACGCACCGAAGGCGATAACCAATTCGTTGGCGTGTTTAACCGCCCAGCGCAGAGCATCAATAGCGACATTCAATGCCTTTGCGATTGCTTCAGCCCATTGTTTCGCTTCGTCGGAGCGGAAGAAGTCACGCACTTCGCGCAGAAGAGTAGTGAAGTTCTCCATCACACCAGCGTCGGCAATGATACGCATCCAGTCTTTAAACGCATTGTTCAGGCGCGACTGTTCGGCCACGAGAGATTTCTGAGTCTTCTCGATGTTTGAGCCGTAAGTCTCTTCAATCAACGCGGCTACTTTAGGCAATACGTCGGCAGCTAGAACTTTACCGTCCTTCATCATCGTCATGAGTTCTGCGTTTGTTACACCCAATGCTTTAGCAAACAGGTTGGTCGCAGCGGGCAAGCGGTCGGCCAACTGACCTTTCAACTCTTCGGCCTGAACAGTCGTTTTAGACAGCATTTGCTCAAGTGCTTTGTAGATACCAGATTGAGTTTCGGAATCCGCGCCCATCAACTGACCGAAGCCAGAGAACTGTTCGAAGATGTATTTCACGGTATTCGAATCAAGTTTAGCCTCTTTACCAGCCACAAACAGTTTGGCTGAATCCTGAATAATCGTACCCAGTTCCAAACCCATGCGTTCTGCGGTGTCGCGGAAATACTTCTCCAATTCGCCTGCGGTTGTATCCCAGTTGTCAGCCAACACCTCAGCACGAATCTTCAGCGTAACGCCTTCCTGACCATCTTTAACGACTTTATCAAGAGCCAGATACAAGCCGCCCAGTGCAGCACTCAGAGCCAAGACTTTACCGCGTGCCTGTTGCAAGAACACCAGAATGCCCTGTTTACCCTTAAGCCAGCGGTCAAACGCTTCTGCTGTTGAGCCTGTTGATTTAGACAATTCTTTAATCTTAAGGTCGAGAGTTTTTGACGCAGCGGCAGTACGGGCTGCGTTTGCGGCCAGACGTTGTTCTGCTTTGGCGAGTTTATCGACGTTAACGCCAGCCTCGCCAAGAATGCGTGCGGTTTGTTCAACCGCAACTTTTTGACGCGCGAAGGCCGCGCCAGATTGATTTAATTGGGCTACCAACTGGCGCAGTCTTGCAATTTCTTGAGATGTTGCGTTACCACTGCCAACACGCGCATTCAGTTTGGCATGTTCGTTACGGGTTGATTCATACGCAGCACGGAGTTTCGCCAACTCAGCGGATTGTTTGCGGTACAAATCAATATTACCAGCCACGACTTTGAGTTTTTCCTGAGCCGCGCGGAGTTTATCCATTGCATCGCTCAGAGCCTTAACGTCTGTCGTAGATTTGCGCATTGCGGTGCTTGCGTTGCGTACAGACGTAGTGATGTCAGCCATCGCGTTTTTATGGCTGCGTGATGGATTCAGTGCATCACCGACTGTCTTCGAAACAGAATCTTGTTGCGCTGCTTTGGCTTCAGCAATCTGCTGCGCGATAGATACGCGTTGAGCGTTTATCTGATTGCGTTGACTTTGAATATTACGTCGACGTGCTGCTTCGGCGGCTGCTTGTTGTTGTGCCAACTTCAGAGATTCTTGTTGTAGGCGAATCTGTTCTTGCAACTCTTTGCGTCGGTCGCCTGCGCGAGAAGTAATTTCATTTTGACGTTGCAGTGCGGCCTGCGCGTTGCGCATGTCGATGATTGTTTGCAGCGTGCGCTCGTAGGTCTTAGTCAGAGCCTCTTGACTGCGTTGAATGTTGTTGGTTGCCAAGCCATGCGCTTCAGCCTCAAGGCGTTGACGCTCATAAGCATCAGCCTGTTTCTTGGCGGCTTCAGCAGCCTTGAGTTGATTGGCTTCCAATCGCGCTAATTTATCAGCCTGCGCTTTGGTAGGCACGCCGAGTGCGCTGATTTTGTTGGCGAAGTCATCATACGCATTACTCGCATCTTTGGCGCGTTCAGCACTTGATGCCACGTTATCGGCGAGTTTAGACAACTTACCAAGCATTGTTTGCAACTCGGTAAGTTTAGTCGCAGCAGAAGCCAATCCTTTCAGACTGGCTTCGTAGGCTTTAAAGTCGGCCTTACCCTTTGCAGCCGACTTTGCCTGTTCGTTCAGGTCGTCTTTCAGACCCTTAATGTTCTTGCGCACATCATTGATGGTTTTACCACTGTAATCCTGTGCGCGGATTTCTAATTCAACTGAGCGATTTTCAGCCATAATGACCAGTCCCTATATGATTGAGCATATCTCGTAATGCTGCGTTCAACTCTTTCAACGCATCCTGCTTAATATCAGTATTACTTGCGTCAAAAATCATTTTTGTCAGAGTTCCGTATAAAACAAAATCCTGACGACGGCGTTCGCGTATTAACTCCGCCTCATTGCGTAACATTATAAGCGAATAAAGGCGAGCCTGCGAGTGTCCGTTTGCTAAACAGATACTCACATCTCGCCTTAGACTTAACATAAAGGATTCGAACGGATGATAAGGGTCTACTTCTCCGAAGTCGCCTTCTCCGCCAGCATTTTCTGGATGGTTGGTTTGTCCAGTGCTGCCAGCAGTCTTTTTTTTAAATTGTCGGATTCATTCATTGTCAGGTCGATGATTGCAATCACAATATCCATCTGCTTACCGATACCCATGCGAGTATCCCAGATTTGCGCAGCAGTGAGTTCTTCATCACCGACGAGGTGTTTTTCACCCTTGTCGTTAATGGCCGACAGGAACGCAGCACGAGCCAAATCGGGAGCATATTTGATAATGCTGTTGGCAACATCCATCAGGTCGTCAGAGCCTTTGGATTTAGCCATTACTTCGTCAAATGCTTCCATCAAGCGCACGCCGTTAGACTGCCATTGGGCAGACAAATCGGCAAAATTCAAACCACGGACGGTCACGCCGTGAACTTCCTTTGTCGGGGAAATCAATCCCTCAAGATTCATTTTCATTGTAATTTACCTCATAAAAAAAAACATGGCAAAGCGGACTATACCACTTCGCCATGTTTCATGCAACATCAACCTAGTCGATTACAGCAAGCTAGTAGGCTGACCGTTGATATACAGCATAGAGCCTGCGCCTTCAGCTTCAAGAGCGGTAATATTGAAGGCCATCTGCGACCAATCTTCACCCCCTTTGAGCGAGAAGTCTCCACTGGCAGACAGACGCACTTTTGGCATCCAGTATTGACGGTTTTCACCTTTCGCATTACAGCCACGGAACAAGAGTTCGCCAACGATTGATTGACCTTTGGAAATGATGACTTCACGAGTTGCTTTTTTCAAATCGTAAGTCACGACAATCCAGCTACCTTCTGCTTTGATTTTGGTAGTGCTGTCGGTATCACCAAGCATCAAGAAGCCAGTTTCGGCTGTATACTCGTAGTCCACACCTTCCACCAGTGTCGCTGCTACTGGAGTACCTGCTTTGGCCTTGCTTTCGTCAGCAAACACTTCAATCTTGGTAATGGTAGCAGCGAACACGCCGTTAGGGTTTTCTTTGCTTGTACCCAAGCGGTAGCCCAGAGAAGGATAAACCTTCAGTGTGTCCTTTTTGCCAGTTGCGGCAACTTGGGTCTGATTGGTAACTTCACCTGCGAAGAACATCGCCAAGTTCTCCGTATTAATGTTGTCCAGTGTAACGCTACCAGTCAACTTGGAAGAGATGATGATTTCTTCATCAGTGGTGTTGTAACCACACTCGGAAGATTTGTGTTCCAGAGTTTCATTCTCTTGGGTCAGGTTCAATTCTTTGGACGAACCCAAGTAACGGAAACCCTTAGCGTCAGCTTGGCGTTCCACACCGTTTACGATGGGGAACTGATTGAACTCGATGCGTCCATTTGCCAGCACTAAGGCTTTGGTTGCGCCGCGTGTAATAGCCATTTTGCTATCCTTTCTTTGGTTAATTAATCAAGTTCAGCATACGGATTTGAATTATCATACGCAACGCTGAATGAAAAGTAGATATAAAAATACGATTTCGATTGTACCTCATCAGGAGGGTTATGGCAAACAGGAGAATCGTATTTGAAGTTGCTCACTAAGCCGCCGAGATTATACCACTCTTTGTACTTAGCACCACCGAAACGACCGCCGTCAATGGCGTGGATTTTATTGAACGCCTGCTCAATTTTAGCAATTTGTTCGTATGCCACGTCGATAGGGTGTTCAACGTTCTCAACATCTACATAACCCGACAGCAGGAAGTCCACGCGGTCATTGCGTACAGTTCTGCCTTCGTCTGCGCCAGTGTTGCTGTTACCAGCGCGAATTGTCTCGTTGATAATGATACATGGGAGGGTTACATCTGCGCCGATTACCTGACGACCACGATAAACGCGTACACCAGTTTCCTGCTCAAGCAAGGCGCATAATTTTTTGAGTGCCGTTAAACGGATATGCTCTTTCATAGTTTTTCCAATCTGTTGAATTGTCGCAAGAACTCGACTTCGAGATATTTTGCGATTCGGGCTTGATTGCGTTTTGCGGTATCCCACATCACTTGGTCTACGGATGGCGCATACAACAGCCATGCACGCATAGACTGAATATAGCGACCACCACCGTGAGTAATACCGCTCGGAGGCGTTGAACCACCGCCTTTTGTTCTCGTGAGAATACCGATATTACCAGATTTTCTGAACTGGTGAACAAATGCGTGTTTCATAACCTTCGTGGATGTCGGCTTAACCTTTACTTTAACACCGCTTGTCGTTTTTGACGGCATGGTGTTCGGGTTAGGACGAAAACGGTTAAGCATTGTTGGTTGGTCGCGGGCGTAGATTGCCGCAACGAGCGAGCCTTTTGTTGCATATTTCGCAACACCCGTCTTATCAGGGTCATTCAGATACGATGCTTTCCAGTTGATTTGCTTGCGCATATCCTGTCGAACGCGCGATAACGCCTCACGCTTGGCTGTCTGATTGATAGCCAAGCGTGCTGCTTCTGCGGTTCTTTCTGGAAAGGTCTTGAACATCTTCTCCAGCGATACCAGATTTTCCAAGTCAATCGTAATCATGATTTACCCGATGCTGTAAGTGCGTGGCCTGCCACTTCTCGATATAGATTCCGTCGTCATCCAATCGGGTGTTCAGCACATACTCTTTGCTGTCATAGACGATTTTATCGCCGACGCTGAATCCAAGCGCACGGGCTTCACGAATCGTACACAGCACGAGAACACCGCCGTCGGATAATTCCGCGAAACCTTGATAGTCAATATCACCAGTCAGATTTATCTTGGTATGCACGCGCACGCGGCAGTCAGACACGCGCCCACTCGCTGCCGAAATATGCTTGGAGGGAACACCCATCTCATGATGCAAATCGGCGCGAGCTTTGCGTTTTATATCAAGGAAACTCATCTATTACTCCACGACATAGGCCTGATACCAGATACCTTTAACGTCAGGCGAGTAGTTTGTAGCGAATTTAAAACCTGTTGTTGTGATACCTACCAAATACGCGAAACGCTGCGTTGATTCATTTTTCAAGTCCATGGTAACAATCACAAAAGGAACTTTGGAGAAAGTCTTAGTGAATGCAATCGGCACAAGGGTGTTATTCTCAAACTCACCGAGTGTTGCTTTCGGAATATACTTCGCCTCAAATTCCTTGAAGGTTGTGCCGCCTGTACCACCAGTTTGTTGTGCTGCTTCAAGTGCTGCAATGCGTTGCTTGATTTCTGCGTCGTTGTATGGTGCTGGTGGAGTACCAACCAGCTTAACAACCTGCTCTTTGAAATTCATCTCGACGGTTTGGTCGTGCGTTGTGTTACCAGCTTCGCCGATTTTGAAAATCAGCTTACTGTTATCCGCGCTCGGAGTAACCGATTTCAAATGCAAGTCGGGTGTTATTCTCGGAATAATCGGACTCAAGTCAACAGTCTTTGTCACACCGCCAACTGTCGCACTAAGCGAGTTACCGCTCAGTTTGAAATCCTTCAACGAAATCTGTGTGGTGGCTGCGTTTGTACCACCGCTGTCGCTTTCCCAGTGTTTTCGAACATCGTCATAAATATCAATGTAGCTCATGGCTTTATTCCATAAAAAAAATAGGTCTCGCGTTAATTCTAACACGAAACCTATTTGCTAAGAAGCGTTACAGTTCAGACTCGTTGCCTTCAGGTTTTTCACCTTCAGGTTCTTTGTCGCCTTCAGGTTTTTCACCTTCAGGTTTTTCACCTTCAGGTTTTTCACCTTCAGGTTCTTTGTCGCCTTCAGGTTTTTCACCTTTAGGTTGAGCAGCTTTCTTACCACGACCTTTAGGCTTTTCACCTTCAGGTTCTTTGTCGCCTTCAACAACTGCTTCGATTTCCTCAATCAACTCAGGTGCTGGTAAACCGAACTCCTCGCAGACTTCAACTTGACCGTCAAAGTCTTCTTGAAACAACTGAACAACGCTACCACCGAAGTACAGAACACCGTCACTGCCGACAAAAGACACGTTGGTTTTGAACTTAACCATTTTGATAGTTTCAGACATTTCAGGCATCCTTATTTAGTTACATCTGCGATGCGGAACACGCTGTTTGGAGTCAGCGTAATCGGCAATGGAGCAGATTGGGTCAACAGGTAGGTAGTTGACGGTTCGTCAACGCGGAATTCTTTGTGGTGCATTTCAGTCGCAACCCAGCCAGCATCTGCGTCTTTGATTGCACCAAAGGCCATCACACCTGCAAATTCACGGCTATCGAAACCGATAACTTCGCCGTCAGCAACATAGCGTTTAGGCAAGCCGTCTGCGCCGAGATAGCTGCGGTTGTCAACATACACTTCGATGGTTGTGCCGTTCAATGCTGTGAAGCGAGCCACCATAGCAACGCCGCGAACATCGCCGACGTGCAACAGGTTCATGGTCAGGTCAGAGCCACGGATGTTGCGGTCGAGCAAGTGAGAGCGTTCTTTGGCGGAGAAGTACGCATAGAAAGCAGCCCATGCGCCGCGACCCATAATCAGGGTGTCGACTTCGGAAGTGTGTGATTTTTCATATACCAAGTCAGACATCTTAGCCAAGATGGTCAATGGGTTAACACCTGCCGCAGTCCATTTGTCACCACCCAATGTACTCATTGTCAAAGCAGGGTCACGGAAGTAGCTTACGGTTGTGGTTGGGTAGTCGTCACCGCTAATAGCCAATTCACCACGAGAGAAGGCATTGAAGGCCATCAATTCGTACAGGTTGGCCATTTTGATGCGGTGCATCTGCATTTGCTTGGCGCGAATTGCCATTGCGCGTTGAGCAGGGGTCATGCTGCCGAACAGTTGTTCACCAGCCACGCGATGTTGCAGACGTTCATCCCATGCGTCGATGGAGTCTTTCTCCTTAGCGTATGCAGGGCGGAAAGATTTCACATCGAAGTTTTTGTTTTGATTGACCTTACTTACCACGTTAGGGGCAACGAATTTGGCGATACCACGATAGTCTTCGAACACGTCGTCAAAGATAATCACGTCGGATTTGGCCAAGAAGGTGTTACCGAACAGTGCGCGGTAGAAGGATTTCGGAGCTTCCAGCTTGCGAATCAAGCCTCCTTGAATCAGGGTCTCCGTCAGGGTTGTAGCGTTTGGCATAATTAACCTTTCTTAAGTACGTTGTACTGGGTTTGTTTCACAATCTTCGAAGAAGATTACTGGTGAAGCAATGTTTTTCAACACAATCAGCATCTCCTGTTTAGTTGGATTTGACTTCTGAAACAAACCATTCGGGTATTTAATTGCGTTGATATTAAATGTGCCATGCACATATGTGGAAACAGGCTCATTTGCTTTTGCAGGATACGCAATGACACCGAGACGATTGCCATTAGACAATGGCTGAAACAAGTCAGCAGCGGATTCCTTGACTTTGCCATTAGGAGTTACTACAACAAGCATGTATTGCTCAATGTTATGTTCTGCAACAAGCACTTCAGTAACTGGCAACGGAGTCTGTTTGGCGAACAACGGAATATGCTCACCACCAACCGCTGTAATTTTTTCACTTTTCGCAAACATTTTAAATCCTTTTTATTGGTCATTTTTCAGGAAGCTGGCAACAACATCGATGTCGGCAGCCAGTTTGGTTGCTTCAGACACATCACCTGCGTCAGCACCAACGTTAGGCTGTTTGGTTTGAGCCATTGCGTCGGCCAACAGGTTAACTGCTGCGGCTGGTTGTTGAGCGGCTGGTTGTTGGGCAACAGGTTGCTCTTTAACATCTTGTGCTGCGGCATTCAGGGTCTGAATAGCATCTTCAACACTCATGCTGGTGTTAAACGCCAGATGATGTGCCAATTTGCTGTTCTTGGTAGCTGCTTCGGCGGTGATAATGCTCTGAATGCGGCTGCGTTCAGCATTTACATCGGCTTGGGCAACAGGGGCTTGAGGCGTTTGAGCCTGCTGTTCAGTTTTGGTTTCGTTTACCGCCTGAACTGTATTTTCATTAGACATACGTCCCTCCGTGATTAACTTAACAGCCCCTTCGACACTAATTACGTCGTCGATGAGACCAATCGATTTTGCATCTTGCGCAGTATAACACGCCGCCTGCGTCTTTACTACATCTTCAACGGCAAGCGAACGGTTCGCACCCACTAATGATACGAAGCTATTATAAGTTGCGTCAATTCTTTTTTGCATATCTGCTTTTACAGAATCAGTCAATTCTTCGTATGGGTTGCCGTCAACTTTGTGTTCACCAGCTTTAATGAATGTTACGGAGATACCTTCCTTTTCCAGTGCTTTCTCGTAACTTGCGTGCATGGCGACAACGCCGATAGAACCGATTCCACTGCTTGGCGTAGCCTTAATCGACGTACACGCCGAAGCAATCGCGTATGCCGCCGAATAGCAATTACTGTCAACGATGGCATGGATTTCTTTTTGCGACCGAGCCGCCTTGATGTAATCAACTGTTTCAAAACAGCCAGCGACTTCACCGCCGCCAGAGTTAATATCCAAGATAATGTTATCAACAGACTCATCAGCCAATGCAGTTGCGATTGCATTTTTGATGTAATTGTAGCCAGTGATAAAACCATAAGTCGCGTTAAATCGATTCACCAATGCGCCGAATACAGGAATTACTGCTGTTGTACCAATCCTGCCATACATTGTAACACCGCCCACCGCAGAAGCACCAATGCTTCGAGCCATAGTTTGTTTAACCATGTCGACGCGGCCTTCTTCTGTTTGCAACACTGGGTTAGTCATGTTGACGTTCAAATCGGTCAAAAATTTACCAGCAGCCTCCTGCTGCACAGCGAGATACAACGTTTGCTGTGAGGCAAGAGACGCAACAATAGGATGTACTGAATTACTCATTTTCGCCATCTTTCGAATTTTCGTTATCGGAATTATCTCCTTTTTTATCATCGGAATCAACAGACTCCCCAGATTTTGAAGATTTTTTGTTTACAACGGCCTTTTCAGCACCATCGTCAATAACAATACCCAAGCGTTCAATCTCCTCCTGTTCGCGCTTACGTTGCGCCAACAATTCACGCCAGTCGTAGCCCATACGAGCGGCTTCAATTTCGAGCGTCGATAGACCGAACTTGGTTTTGAGGATGGCTGCCTGTGTTTCCTTCATCTCATCGATTTGACCGCGAGCCGCGCCAATCCATGAGCATTGCGCCAGAGCGTCGAAGATTTCTGGGTTCTCGTAAATCCATGCTGCTGTCTTACCCTTCGGCAAAGGAACAGAACCATTATTGATTTGCTCTTCCAACCATAAGCGGTAGACTTCAGTCGCAAATTTATCCGCAACGGCCTTTTTGCGTGACTGCATGAATTTGAATGTTTCATTCATGCTCGCGCGTGCGCTGGAATAGTTTGTTTTGGTGTAATCGCGTGAGAACTGCTCGTAGCTGACACCGAGACCAGCCGCGATATGACGCAGCAAGGACTGTTCATACTCAGAACCCGTACCACTCGGCTGACCGAGTTGTTGCAGGTTCAATTTAGTATTCGGGTGTAGAACTGGGATTCGCGCACCGTCCAACTGAATATCACGGGTTGCAGTGTGTTGTAGGATAGAGCCAAGCATTGACTTGGCGGCAATATCAAAGCTCACACCGTTTGGATTACCGCCCATAATTTCAGTAATCATTTGCGGAGGCAAATCGCTTTCAATGCTTGCTGCATACGTTGCCTGCAAGACGGCCTGTTGCAACTCAACGTCTTGGAAGCGACGGGTCATGCGCATTTGCTTCAATACACTCACCATCTCGCTTACACCGCGCACTTGTTCGGGCATTAATTGGTCGATGATATGAATGATTTGCTTACGACCCCACTTAGTTTCAGCAGGAATACGCTTCCACTTAAACAATTTCTCGGTTTGAGTGTAATCGTATGGATGTGCTTCCATGATGTTATACGCAACAGGTCGACCATATTTATCACGCTCAATACCTGCTTTAAGTGTCGCGTCATCCATCTGACCGTTCGGATTACTCAGACGCTTAGGGCTAATCATCTGAATAGCCGTTGCGTATGGGCGTTTTTGGTCGGTAATCCATTCAGCGGCAGCAAGAACCTCGCCGTGAATCAAAAACACACCGACTGCTTGGCGAACCATTGCGGTAAAGTCTTTAATGCCAGCGGCATCAAGCCAGTGTTTAGCACTTGATGCCGTGTTGTTGAATTTTGATTCGACAATGCGCTGGAAGTTGTATAACCACTCATTATCATCAACACCAAGAACATCAATGTTTGGCTGAGAATTCAGCTTAAACTGAGAACCGACAATATTGTCTTTGTGAATGGCTACAACACCACTGGCATAGCCATCATTGAGAACTACGTCGCGAGCGCGGTCGTCGATGATGTCTTTTTCAAAACGCAACATCGCATCCATCGGCAACGGAGATGCTTCCCACGTTGCCATTTCACGGCTGGTTCGGTTCGCGCCATCAAGACCACCCGTGCCGCCGTGTGATTTGTATCCGTCAATACCTGACATAATATCTCCTAGAAGTATACTCGCAACGGACGATAGCCTTGACCATGCAGTCCGCCGTCAAGCATGCCGCAGGCGCGTAGCTCCATCTCCATTCGACGAATTAAATCCGCCAATACAGATAAATTCGCTTTTTGATACTCGATGCGCTCACCATTCTGGTCAATCACCACCGTTACGTTTTGGCCAGACGCAATGCGGAAATACGCGTCTTTCGCGTCTTTTAATTGCTCTGGTGTGTATGATGTGCAATTACAACTCATACTACGCTCCCTGTAATCTGTTAATTTCATCCCAACTCAACTCGGAATAAGATTGTTGGGTATCGTGAATGACAACATTATCTCCTGTTTCGTCCGTTGCATCAACTGGAGCATAAACCAACGGGTTTTTATTCCATTCATCAAACAGCGGCGGCGGATTTGCCCAATCGATACGGTCAATCATCAACAGTTTTGAGATTGATACGCCGATACAGTAATACAGCAAGTCCCACGCTTCGTTGTTTTGATGCGGAATCTTTTCCCATTTGGTAGGGCTTCGTATCTCGGCGCATAACTCCTGATAGAACTCAATAGACAACCAGTCTGGGAAGGTAATCAGGCCATGCCCTACTTCGGTTGAATCAAGCCTGTTTGACAAGGTGTCTTTCAACATATTTGAGTTAAGCATCAAGACTGGTACGTCACCACGCGCAGCACTCAACGCGTCCTTTTTGGTCGCGTCTGGATATGTGATAAAGGCTCGTGGCGAGTTCGGCGTAACGACACCCTTCACCAAGTGGAATCGAGCGGCTTTGCGCTTATTCTTCAGGCTACGATAGAAATCATAAGCCATAGAAGTAACGCTCTCGCCTTTCTCACGCGCGTAACCACCACTATCACAAACAGTCATCGTAATACCCATACGTCGTCCGCTACCGTCGGCCAGAGGGTATAGTCTATCCATTACTTCAGTTTCAATTAAAGACCAGTCTTCGAAGAATGTCGCTGGTCGGACGAAGTAATTATCGCCATCGGCATCAACACGCGCGGATTTACGAATATCAAACCTATCAATCACTGTAATGTCGAATGGCGCACCAGCAGAAATACCATGTACTTGAACAACGAAGCGGTTCTTTTGCACGTCGACACAAGCAATCAGATTGCGAACGCCGATAGGAACAACGCGTTCACCGATGTCAATCGCGCGGTCTTTCAGGTGTTCAGGTAATCGTTGTGAAACTTGTGATTTCGGAATGTACGGTTCGGCCAAGTCGGTGTTGTAAAACTTCTGCAACGCCTCTTCTGAACCAGTGGTTTTAAACTCTTCCTCAGCAGCCAGATACATTGTAACCAGTTGACCCCAGTTCACAAACGCAGCGGCCACGCCGCGCAGCCAGAAGGACGCAATACGGGTTTTGCGCGGGCTACCTACCAACTCACCTTGTCGGTTGAAATACATGCCGTCCTGAACCCATACGCCTGTTTGCTGCATGGCGTGCCGTTGTGACTGTTCAATCCGACCAAAACATTTAGGGCATTGCAAATAGGTTGAAGCCGCAATGTCAATCATGTTCGTGGCTTTCTCATCCCATTTGAGCATCGAGAATGTACCCTCGAAACGCTCAGAGCAGTGAGGACAAGCCCAATACCATCTGCGTCTGTCACCTCGATTGTACAGCGCGAAAATACCCTTAGTTGGAGGGGCTTCATGTGAGCCAGCTACTTCAACCCAGTTAGGGTCTTCGATTGGTCGGCTAGGGCTACTCTCGGCCAAGCACATACGATACGAACCGAACGTTGTTGTACGTTTTGCAGCCAAGTCGTAAGGCGAACCGTCACCGCCGATGTCGTCATCCATGCGGTCATAGTCGGTCAACATGACACGCGGAATTGGACGGCCTGCCAGTTCGGATACGCTTGGGTGTGCTAGTGACAGGAATACGCCGTTTTGAAAATGTTTGTCGCTGATATTGTCAGCATCGCGGTCTCCGTTGAGCAACCCACCGCATTCTTTAGTGTCACGCAACAGCTTATCGACACGACGTTTAGAGAAGTCACGGCTCATCGCGGATGTCGGGTTGATAATCAGCATATCCATCGGGTCTCCGTGTATGGAGTACCCAGTCCAGTTAACAATCAGGGCATCGGTCTTACCGCACTGCGCAGGAGCGGCCATAATTACACCATCGTGAATCGGGCTGCTTAACATATCCATCGGCTCAATCATGTACGGAGTTGTCGAGTTCTTCCAATAACCAACATACGAGCCACGATTATTGACGTAACGGTATTTCTCAGCCCACTGGGATACAGTGAGGCGTTCTGGAGGTTGTAATATTGAGGCCAATTCAACAAACATATCGGACAGACTTCCGTACTGCCCGATATGTTTAAAGGTCTTCGAGTTCTCGCTCATCAACGTCATTTACTTGTTCTCCTGTTAAATCTTCATAACGGGCAGCACGTTCTTTCTGCGCACGTTCTCCGAACTTATCAACCACTGATTTAGCAACGCCTTCCATCACCTCGTCGAGTAACTCCACGATAAGGGTTCGTTGCTCAGGAGTGAGTGATGTCAGACGGTCTATGGTGTCGGGAATAAGTTTGACACCCATTGCAAAGGTCTTATTAAGCTCGGATACAGCGTCAATCACTTCGGAGGTATGCCAATACTCACCAGCCTCGATAAGATAACTCAGACGCGCCTTTTTCGCCGCCCAGAAGTCCTTTTTGAGCGCAATGGGGAAATGCCCCTTATGGAACACTTCTTCCCATTCCTCGTCCGTCCAGACGGGCGGAACGCATACGCTCGCAATATCTCGAATAGCATAAATATCAGCACCGTTACGCGTACCAGACGGTTGAATCTTCGCCTTGCGCACAAGGTTGCCGAGTTCTGTGTTATGGACGTGAAAAATCAGGGCGGCTTGTTTAATAGTCACGCCCTTACTCAAAATATCGTCGATTGTCAGCGTGGCATTTGTTCCATTACCCAGCAATAATGCTGTCGATGCCTTTTTCATGTTAGCCATGCTTTAAAGCCTTTTTGCATTTCTGTATCAGTTCAAAGAATACGTTTTGTGTGTTTTGTTTACCTTCCCAACAAGCCTTCTTAACAACCACGTCATACGTTCTTTCGGCCAGTAGATTGTAGACAAGCACTTTGTCATTCTCCTGCCCACGTCGAGCAAGGCGACGCAAGAACTGGTAATACTGGCCGTAAGAGAAATATACGTCAAAGTTGATTACGATATGGCCGCCTTTTTGTAGGTTCAGACCATGTGCGCCAGATTTCGGGTGCATAAGCAGCATCTTAATCTCACGACGATTCCATGCGGCCTTTTGCGTACCTTGCCTATCCATCTTAACAGCTTCGGGGAAGTGTTTTTGCAATAGCGCAAGACTACCTTGATGGTAGTATGAAATCAGGAAGTTTTCGTCTGGATGACGCTTCATCAACTCACGCAGAGCCTCGATTTTTGCCGTATGCAGGTAATGTATTTGTCTGTCTTTAACAACAGCACCGAAATCGCTAATGCTTTCAGTCCCTTCGTATACAAAACCTGCACAGATTTGCATCATCTTCTGCAATACTGAACCAGCTTGTTCGGCGATGATTTCACGACCATCAACTTCAATCATACCCGTCTTGCTCATAGCATTATACAATTCCCTTTGTTTCTCAGGCAACTCATACAGAACGTCTTCTACCACATAAGGCGGAATATCCTTCAGATAGTCTTCCTGTTTCATCACAAGCGTGATGTCGGCGATGGCATCAGCAATCGCATCCGCTGCGCCTTCTTTCAAAGTGATTTTGTAATTGTAAGGATTGACGTTGAAGTATCGCTCTTTGTACTCGGTCATGGTACGGCCTAAACGCTTACCCCCATCGAGCAATTTTATCTGGGCAAACAGACCGAGATGATTTTCAGCCGCTGGCGTGGCAGTAAGTTCGTAAAAGTGGGTTGTTTTGTGCCTGATTGAATCCAATGCCTTCCAACGCTTCGTTGTCGCATCCTTGATGCCGTCACTCTCATCATAAATAACACAATCATAAATCCAGTCATTAGCACCCCACGCGTTCACAAGCCATTCAACCATCTCGTGATTTATGATGTGTATCACCGTAGGACATTCACGCTCGTATTTTCGAATCTGAATACCAGCGGCCTCAACACGAGCTTTCTCGGTCAACCATTTGCGATATTCTTTCTCAACGGCGAGTTGTGTTTTGGCAATAAGGGTGTTTTTGTCGGACTCTGATACGTCAGGGTTATTTTTCAAAAACTTATTAACCCTAGTGTTTACCTTTCGGCTTATTTTCTTCAGGTCAGATTCGTTAAACGGACGTGTTTTCTCATTACGCGCGTATGCGTTTACCGCCTCGATAATGTGTTCCGCTCGCACCAGTTTATGCGACAGCGGAGCGGAAAAATGCCATTTTGATATTTCATCACCCCATGTCTGGTTAGCTACTTTCAAAGGGGCAATAATCAGCACTTTGTTGATTTTGTCGTCATCAATAAGGTCTCGTATCAATTTGAGGCATATTGCCGTTTTGCCAAGACCAGTGTCGATAAACAACGCGCTTCTTGGGTGAGTCTTCAAGAACTCGATGGCGGTGAGTTGATATTCATCCAAGTGATGCTCACCCAACTCAACGTTGTCAAAACGTGATTTCAATTTATCTAAATATGACATCAGCTTCCTCCAGAGTGGAAATGACGTAAACACTCGCGCCGTGTTTACGCATAGTGTCAATTACTCGTTCCTGTTCAGGGCGCAATTTACCAGCGTCATTCTTGAACTCAACGTAAATGGTGTTCCCGTTTTTAATAAACAGTCGGTCGGGGAAGCCGTTCACACTGCTGCGTTCAATTTTGACCTGAAACCAACCGCGCTTTTCAGCAAGCAGGCGGCTGGTTTTCTCAATGCGGCTTTCGCGTTGGCTCAGTGATTTCATTTGCGCTTACATTTACCGCAGACCCGACTATCTGCTGGCAACTCATCCGCATAAACCCATTCATCATGGCGGTCTTTAAGACGTGCTTCGCACAACGCGTCTTTAGTCGACAGGTCGATACGATGCCATGTCTGCTGGCCGTCACGACGACCCCACTTGATACCACCGCCTTTAACAAGACCAAACGCTTGCGCTTCTTTTGGCACACCACGCACGCCGAGACGGTCAAGCATTGAGTACGCTTCGCGTACATACCAGTCGTAGTCGATGTCTGACGGGAATTCATCAGGTAAATCCATAGCTGGCATTGCGCCTTTCGTCAACGGAACGTTATTACCCTTCGAATTCACGATGGTTGTGTCTGTCTTCGTTGAGTAGTACCAACGTACAACCTTACCGAGATATTGACCGTCTTTATAAGCACCGCCTTTTACCTGCTGGAAGTTCGTAAATTTGAGGAAGTCCGTACAACCTTCGATAGTCTCACGAATAGGGATTCCGCGCTCAAGGTAGGCCATCACAGCCTCGATACAAACTTGACCATTACCTGATTGACTCAAGCCGCGTTCGGCGTAATCGCCTTTGCGTTTCCATTTGAGTTTTGTTTCACCTTTAGACGGTGCTTTCAGGGCGAGATAGCTGTTCACAGACTGGCTGTAAATTGCCAAGTATTGCGTGAATTCCATGTTGAAGCCAGTCTCGATTTCCCACAAATGAATCTCGCGTTCGGCTTTCCAGAAATCATCCTTCTTGCCGTAAATCACGATTCCATCGGTATTGGCTGATACGATGCGTAAACCAGCTTTTTCAATGCGCTCGATGAGCATCAACAGACACAACTGACCTGTAATAGTCACCTGAATCATCATTTTCGGGCTGTACAAGAAGCTGTAAATTGACGACAGTTTACCGAACGAGCCGTTCAAAACAATCTTGTATGTGTTACAGACGGTCTGTTTCTCTGGCAGTTTCTTCCACTTCGCGCGGTCATCGCGGAATCGCGTGTAGTTTCGCAAGAACGGGAGGCCGCAGTTTTCAGGATAGTAACCGCCGTTAATAATGATGGATGGGTAATATGACGTTACGTCGGCATCGCAGATAATCTCATCTTCGGCGGCGATAATGGCTTGACCGCTCTCGTTTGAGTGTAAACCGCCGATGCCCATTGTGTAGAGACCCTTGCCAATCTGAATCTTCATGGAGGCAAGTTCGCGCGGCATTTTAACATGACCAGAAGGCTCGATTTCAAATACGGTATGCTTCAACAAGCCATGCAGGTCTTGCAGAGTCGGATGCTCGAAATAAATGTATTCGGGGATGTCGTACTTGAAGCGACGCTTAATCGTATTCGGTTCGGGCTTGTAGATTTTACGACCACGGTCTTTTTCGATAACGTGTTTAAAGATGGCCTCGCCAACTTGCGCATCCGACTTGGAACGAACGTCGATTTTATATTGCTTCGAAATCTCGATACGCAAGTCCACTTGAGCCTTCACGGTTTCATACAGGCGCAGAGTGTTTGCCGTATCGTTATCACAGTATTTCGCAATATCATCCATCTCAATCAGCGACAATGTTTTGTCGGCATCGATTGGGAGGTCTTGGAGCTTCTGACAGCCAATTCGCGCAGCGTATGCTTTCAGGCTAAGTGTACCAGTCGGGATTTCGAAAATATCGATGTGTTGCATGTATGACGGATATTCAAGCTCATACAGACGCATAAATTCCCAAGAGCGCAAGGCTTCGCGTTTCTGCTTCTTGCCGTACTCGTCGATATAATCCGCGCCAATTAACAAATCGGACGCTTCTTTAAGCTCGGCGTTACTGGCACCCTCTAAGGCATACATAAGCAGCGGCATGTCGTAATGATTGCCATTAAAAGTGATTACTGTTGATGAGCGCAACCATTGCTTGATACCTGCTGTATCGAGCTTATTGGAGTCGTTGCGCATCTCAAAATGCTTGGTTTTTTCTGGGTTTAAAGTGTCGCGGAATGCGACCAAGAAGTAGTTAGGATAACATTCAATATCCATGATTACGACGTTTGAGCGATAGTCAAACATGATGATTTTCCTTTTGTGATTGGTTAGACAACAGCAGCCGTTACGGAAGTGTATCAGTACCAATAGATAATAAAATACCCAGCAGGTTAATTCCTGCTGGGTGATGGGTGTTGATTTACAACTCTTCTTCAGTATCCCAATCAGCGTCGTCACCCTCGTTAACACCGCTTGAGCCGAGTTTCAAATCGGTTTGCTTGTTGTGAACCTGAACTGCTTGCAGATTCAGAGTCATACCAGCACCGAACTTCGGACTTTTCCAACCGTAGAAGTCGAACAGAATTGTCATGTGACGACCATTGCGGTTCAATTCTTCAATTTCTTCCATGTCTTCAGGGACGCGGCGGTTCAGCTTAGTGCCTGCGCTGTTACGGACGGCAGGAGGAAAACTTTCGTTGGCGGAGAAACGGATGCGATAGAAATCTGGAATATCGCTGTCTTCGGGGAGGTTTTTAACGCGGCTACCGTCTAACAAGCAACGGTTTTTAACTGCAACGTCTTCCCAGTCTTCACCTTTCGCCATGTGCTGACGAATCAGGTCTTCGAGGATTTTGATTTCTTTGGCGTGTTCTTCTTTGTTCAAGAAGGCGGTCAGACTGTATTTCTTCTTATCACCTTCTTCAAAAGCACGGGGATGGTCAATTCGTGCATACCATGTAGGCACGTTTTTCAACATCACTGTACCGTCTTTGTACTCAACCAAACAACCAACTTTACGCTCAATATTTGACATTTTATTTCCTAACATATTAAAAATTACATGGGCTTTCTTTGGTTTGCCGCCCACACGGTAGCAAATAACTGGTCAGAGTGGTAGGACTCGAACCTACGACCTCCTGCTTCCAAGGCAAGCCATCTACCAACTGATATTACACTCTGAATAGAGTGGATGGTCGCTCGCCAAAGCGACGCTGTTATCGAAGGAGCTTGAAAACGATACCAGGCCACATCCATTGTTCAAGACAGGCCACTGACGACTGGTTAATGACCTGTCAAGCGTTTGATTTGAAAGAGTGACGCTCACATCTCTTTAGTCTTCGAACTTCGAATCCATATCGACGATTTTCAAAGCAGGTCGCTTGTCCTCGACTGGCGCGATGGTGGGTCTTCCACTTAATTCATCTACCAGAGCGCGGAGCGGCTCGAAGTCGATTTTGTGACGTTTGCAGAGTTTCTCGGCTTGCGCCACAGTAACAAGTTGTCTTGGTTGGAACTCATCCAAATCAAATACCGTATCTTGCTGGATAAAATTAAGAGTGCGAGTTTCGTCAACCCACTTCCGTTGTTTCCTACCGCTGACTAACTTGTATGAGTGCATTTTACCGCCTTTCAGGGCGAAGTCAAGCAGTTTTTTCTCAATTTCATTGAAGAAAGATGTAACTATTTTGATTTTACTGTAAATCTTTTCGACATCTTTCATGCTCAACTCGTCAATTTCGGGTAATTTTGCCAGATAAGTGTCGTTCTGAATTCGCTCTGAAACAGGTTCTTCTGCGTCAAATTTGTCACCGATTAGCTCTTCGATATAGCGTGCTTGAGCAGGACATTGGGCTTTAACCCGACACCAGCGGCAACCTTTCTCGGTAACGACGCGTTCGGCGTTTGGTTCAAGCGCAGCTTTCGCGCGTTCCTTGACGTATTCGCCAAACTTGAGTAGTTCGTCGACGGTAATTTCCCACGTCGAGAAATGATTCAGGCGTGGCTGACAAATGCGCATCTCAACAGTCTTGAAGTCATACAGGAAGCCGAAGTCGTGCAGTACACCAAGCGCGTATATCTGCAACTGCGTGTTGTTTTCAGCGTCAACCGTAACGCCCATGCCGTATTTCAGGTCAGTGATAGTGAGTTTGTCGTCACGACAGCATACATGGTCGGACGTACCCGTTTGATTGGGAATCGGCGTTAAATGGCTAAAATCAACCTTCACTTCGACAAACTTATCACCTTCTTGGTCGTTACACCAGTTGACGTATTCGGCCACATAATCAAGCATCTCTTCCGTGACCTCAACCTCAAAGCCGTCTACGGTTCGTACATCGCCAAGATACTCAATAGGACGCTTACCACTGCGTAACCATATCTCTGCCATCTCATGTGCAACCGTGCCTTCTGCGGCGGCCTCAGAAGAGCTACTGCCTTCCGCCGAACGTATTGCCAGATTCGCCAACAGACTTCCCGAACAATTCAGCCACATCTCGCTCGAACTCGGCGAGAACACCGAATGACCATCAAGTTTAATTTCAACAGTTTTCATAATTCACCTCGTAAAAAAAAGAGCGGATAAACCGCTCTTTTCAAATTACAAATCAGAATCGGCTTCAGCCTCGGCAGCTTCTTTTGCCGCCTTGAGCGCGTCATACAGTTTGTCGTAGTTTTCAACAGGTACGTCTGCTGTTTTGGCTGCGCCACCTACTTCGAGGATAATTTCTTTGGCTTTCTCAAGATGCTCACGACCCAGCGCACCCAGTTCTTTAGCCATGGCTTTCACGTCGTCGAGAGAATGTTCTGGAGTGACAGGTTCTTCAGATTTCTCTTCAACCACGTCTTCTTCCATCTTGGCGGCACAAGCATCGATGACGGCTTGATATTTGTCTTCAGGGATGCGTTTCACAGTGGCTACGTTGGCGATTTCTTTGATAACGGCCTTAGCAGCGTCCGCGCCGTGTTTCGCTTTTACGTCCAGCAGTGCTGCTTGAACAACGTCCATGTTGATTTCGTTGGTATCGTCCGCTGGTGTTTCGGCAGGGGCTTCGGTAGCTTTTTCTTCAGGCTCTTTGCTTTCAACTTCAGCAGGCGTTTCGGGATTAGGTGCTTGGCCTTGTTTAGACAACAGTGCGTTGGTGTTGCGGTCGAGAGCTTCGGTCAAACTTACCATGATGGCGGCGAGTTGGGTCAAAGTAATTTCTTTCATTTTAGACTTCCTTTAGTTGGTGGTTAACAAAATAAGTTTGGTTTAGGAAGTTGCATATTACCGTGTTTCACGACAATATGCAACACTTTTTTTCACAAATCTTCCAATTCTTTCGCATCAACTTCGTCAGCGACATCCTCGAATTTCTTGTCATACACAAGCTCAGGATTAGTCGCATTGGTGACGTACTGTCTGATAGCGGATGACAATTTAACCGAGGCGTTCTTGAATCGGGTTGGGTTCTTAGAGTAAATCGTATGCAAATACGATTTATCAATCTCAGGAATCCGCACAGCATTAACGACAAGCTCGTAACCCAGCGGAATTAAGTGTTGCTGCCAACGGATATTTGCGTCCTTGAAGTTTTTGTCAGCAAGTTTCATTTGGCGGAAGTATTTCACATCCAGAAACTCTTCACACAAGAACGGGTCGTCATTCTTGGCAACAATCTCCAACAACTCCTGAATGGATTCAGGCATATTCTCACTAATCAAACGTTGGCGTGAAACTGTGCGCGGTGCATCATAGTAAGACAAAAACTCGTCGCTAACTTTAACTTCAGTTCGGAAGTATTTTCGCAATGCGCCAGCGTGGTTTTTGTAAGTGTTGTGCAGGTCAGGATAGTATTTCGGATTCTCCTTCTTGAACTGCTCAATCTTACTGGCCTCCTGCCAACGCGAATAGATGGCGAAAATACGACGGTCAGACGAATCAATCGGCAACGCGGCCAGTCGGTTACTCAAAAACAGATAGTTTGCCGTATTCGGTACGTTGATTTCATCTTTACCCTTCGCAATCATTGCGATGGTCGGGCTGGCGATGATGGTTTTCAATTTATCGTAAATCTCAACACCCTTAACACCAGCCAAATGCACCTCTTCAACTGTACCGAAGCTCAAATTGGTTGCCCATTTCGTAAACCCAGACTTCATCGCGTCCTGCGATACGATTTTCGCGTTTTCTTTACCAATCATGGCCGAAATCAGGTAATGAAAGAAGGATTTACCATCACCGCCGACACCATGCAGGAACACAGCCCATCCGAGTGTGTATCCAGTGTACTGAACCTGATATGCAACCCATTGACGGAAGATTTCGCGTTCATGAGGGTCTTCAATCATATGCTCAAAATGCTTTTCAACCAATTCGATGGCTGCCAAATCACCCTTAGAATAGCGAGAAGGCTCTTCAGGCACATTCTTGCTGTCATAAGCATTGATATATTGGTACTTGGAGCGTTCACTGAATTTGAACAAGTTGCCCATCGTAGGCATGTACACCGCGTCAATTACTTTAGGTATTTTGTACGCTCGTAAGGCCAAGTCCTGTGGGCGCATTTTCATACTCATTGCATCCGACACGGAGTGATAAATCAGCGTATCAAACGACGTTGGGGAAACCGCCAAACCTTCTTTCGTATCGTAGAATTTATCCCCATTGAGCAAATATACCCAGTTTTTCATATAGTCGGGTGTGTCGAACTGCTCAATGGCCTCAGTAAGCGTTTTTCGAACCGCGCTCGCACTGATTTTCTCACCATATAATCGGGTGTATGTTCGGGCAATGACGTGTTCGATTGCGTTCTGCTGCGCCGTAGTGAATCGGTTATACGAAGCCTCCGCAATCAATTCGTCATATTTACGAATATCATCGCATTCTTCGAACATCTGCTTTAGATTCTCAAATGTCTGCGTGAAATTCTCATTCTTTGCAGATGAGTAATAGTCATACAGAACACTTGCGAATGTCACCACGTTTGCACGGTCATTACGGAAGCTCTTCCATTTCGCACGAAGGCTTGAGTCTTTGATGTCATAGGGTTCTCCCGTAGATGGGTCAGTGGCTTTTCGTGACCATGTCTTCCAAATTTGATAACCCTTTTCAGAATCATCAATTTGAAATTTAATTGCCTGACCAATAGCTACCCATTTTTCATAACTGTCGTAGAAACCCTCGGTTAAGGAATTAACAATTTCCTCAACGCGCTCGTCCGAGATTTTAACCTGCTTCGAGTCGTTATAGAGGTCGTAATCTTCATCCTCTTCAATGTGAACGTCATCTAATTTGACGTTATGCAAATTGGTGAGAGCAATGCGCTCATACTTATTCCGATACATCAAGTCATCAAAATATCGGAACAACGGTTGAATCATTTCAGGTCGGAAGGTTGGTAAATCCTCAACGCGCTCAATATCGAGCAGGGAGTAATCATTCTCCCATTCGTAATGCAAACCCTCTTCGTTTGGATAATCACCAAACGCAACAAATTGGCGATGACCATCCTTGCTGTTGTTTAACAACTCAATTTGCATACGACCATACTTTTCAGAATACCATACAGAGGACACGATTTTACCGATAGCATTAGGTACATAACACGGAATCAACGCTTTTGGTTTCTTTCCGCGGCGAACCATGATTTTGTCGGTTGAGAGCATTTCGCGGACGTATTGAATGAGTTCGCGTGCCGCATGAGGGTCTAAAACATCGATGTCAATCGCCAAAAGATGGTTGCTTGTGACAACACCAAGTCCTGCCTTGTCGCCGAACTTTTTAAGCATCTCGTTATATGACTTTTCTGTTTGCGGTAAATTTTTCCAATCGAGTCCTTCGGGAAATTTCTTACCCTGAGTAATTGGCACGACCTCGAAACCTCGCTTCATAAGTGGCAGCGCAGTGTCTTTATAATAGCGTTTAATCATTTTTCCTTCACTTTCCTATCAAATAGAGGGGTTTGATGCAATTCTAGGTTAAAATTGACTTTATCGTCAAGCTGGCTTTTTCAATTTACATATGTAAAGAACTCTTAACGACCAATCTCACGATTTTCAGAGTGCAACAATCCAAAATTTTCCAAATTTCCAATAGACTTCGTGTTAGAAAGAGTCGCCAAAATGGAATTTTTCCAAAAATTGAGATTGAGTTTTCATTTTTCATGTTTTTAAACGCATGACAAAACTTATAGTTTCGTCATAGATTCATTAACATTGTTAGATGATAACCGTTCTCATCAAGCAAAAAAAAGTCATTTTGTAAAGGCATTTTTGGTCTTTCTAACGACCAAAAAATTTACTAACAAACAAAAAGTCCTATAAAAATCAACAATTTGTAGATTTTGTAAGAAGTAAGGAAAAAACGCCAATGTTGCTATATGTGACGATACGAATGTGTATTATATTTCCTTATAGTGTTGTTATACCTTTTCCCCTTTCTTATTTTTTTTATTATATAAGAAAAATAAAGAAATTTCCTAACATTCTAACAAATGCACTTAAGTTACTGGAATTATTGGAGAAAATCTGTAAGGAGGCTTCCTAACAAGTCCTAACAGCCTTACAAAATAAGCTACATCGTTGATTTTTAAGGAAAACACCAAAAATGACCGATTTTTGGCACTTGACCAGTTGGAACTAACAAAAATAACACAAAAATTCACATTATTTCACAATCAGTTTGACAGCAAAATCGCCTCCCAAACGGTTGGTACTGACCCTCAAAAACACCAAAATGTCGATTCCTGCCCCAAAAAGCACCCTCAGAGCGATTTTTACACCCTCTCCTATACCTACCCCTACCCAAAGGTCAAAATTCAATCTGAGACGCTCTACGCGCGAAATTGAGAAACTGAAAATTCAGAAAATTGGCAAGATTCTCCGTATTTTAGAAAAATCTATAAAAATCAACAATTTACGGCTCAAAAAATTGACATTCGCACAAATCGGCGAATAAATAATTGATTTATAAGGAGATTTACAAACTAAATTTTTTTAATCATCTGCTTATTTTTAAAACGCATAAAAATTTCGTTAAAAATCAAGGACTACCGAACCTGCAAAATCGGCGCATTCTCGGAATCGGGGGTTCTGCGCCCG